CATTAATATCAAGTTGATCTGATGGTTCTATTTTAATTAAATCATCGTTCTTTAATATATCTAATGTAATATAATCAGTAATTGTATTTATACATACATTATCTACTTCATATTCTTCATCTTTTGTCCAGGGTCTATTAAGCTTACAAATAATATAATGTGGAAAATTACTATAATCTTTTCTTTCTAGTTCATTTTCAATTTCTTTTATTTTATCTTTAATTTCATCTTTATTAATAACTTTTAAATCTATAAGATCAACTACATATACACATTTATTTCCATACATTTCACTTAATTCAACTGTAATAAATTCGTCTATTGAGTAATAACTACACCCATAATCCAGTTTTTCTTTCTTTGCATAATTTAATATTTTATTTATACCCATGTTTTTTGCATGATCTCTTTCTTTATTATCAATTGTTCTATTGAATTCACAAGTAATAAAATATGGAAATATATCTTCTTCATCTTCTTCTATGAGTTCTCTAATTTTTTTTATATCATTTTCAATATCATCTTCATTAATAATTTCTAATTTTTCTTTAGTTGGACAACTCATAATTTGATCACCTATAATTTAATATAATTAATACGTATTTATAAATATTTTCATATATATGGAAAATTTTTTTCCAATTTTATTTAATTTAGTTATTTGTTTTTTACCCTTAATTTTAATCCGCATTATATTCACATTTTGATTTTGATTCATATCTTTTCTTTAAAAGTTCTCTATACTCATCAGTTAAATCAATTTTAAAACCAAATTGATTATCTAGCATTTCAGGATTATAATATGGTTCTATAATAAAAAGATTTTTAATTTCTAATGAATGAAGTGCATTAATAGTAGTAAGATAACACATATTTTTCACAAATTCATATTCATCTTTTGTCCATGATCTATTAAATTCACAATATGTATAAATAGGAAATTTAAAATATTCACTTGCTATTGCATACTTATTAACTCTTCTTAAAAATTCCTCAATATGTTCCTTATCTAAAATTTTTAATTCTTCAGTAGCCTTTTTAAATTCGGGTGTTAAATCTACAATATATTTACAGAAATATTTATTCACACTAAATAATTTTATTGAAACAATTTTATCATTTTTTAATACATCTAAAGTAATAAATTTCTTAATAGTAGAAATACACATTTTTTCAATCAAATCTTTATCTTCTGTATCTAATAATTTATTAAATTGAAACTCTATATAATATGGAAAATATTGATATTTCCCAATTTTTAAAGAACTCTCAATTTTTTTTATAATTTTTTTAATTTTATTTTCATTAATAATCTTTAATTTTATAGTTGGACAACTCATAATTTAATATGATTAATACAAATTTATAAATATTTTTATTTATATTAATTCATTTACTCATATCTTTAAATATCCATTCAGGTAAGGATCCCCAATTAATTCATTCCAATACAATTTAGATTTAAATTTTAGTAGGTAAAACATCTAAACAATCTCCATGTATTAAAGTCATCTTGATTTTTTCTTTTCCTTCAATTTGAAAACAAACATTTCATTTCAATAGATATTTTTTTGAATTGTTAAAAATATCATATATTAATGGATGAATTGATTTATCTTTTGGTATCTCATTTTTTATCTCATTTATAATTTTATTATGATTAATTAATAAATAATTTACATCATTTTTTGCTTTAGATAATACATATTTTCGTATAGTTGGAAATTCTATTGATGATAATGAATATTTATTTAAAATAGATCTCATTTGTTCATTAATTGGCTCCCTAAAATAAAAAATAATTGAATAATAATTATAATTTTTTATTTGTTTAATTACTTTTAACCATTTACAAATATAATTAGATATAATTTTAAAATTTCTAATTTGTTTTTTTATATTTCTTATAATTTTATTTTTAACTTCAATAAAATAAAGAACTTTATCAATAGGATCCATCATTAAGCAATCTAATTCACCAATTATTATACCTCCTGCATTTTCTAATATATTCATTTTAGTTGATTTAATTAATGTTAAATTGGTATATATTTTTCCACTAAAAAAATGTGAAATCTGATTAATTAATGGTAATTCATATCTAGTTTTTTCCGTTTCAAAATTCGAAAATAGACCATAATGATATTTACTATGGTCATTATTTTTAAAAACAATTAATCTTTTCATATATTATTAATTTAAATCAAAATATTTAAATTGATTAAAAGAAAAAAAAAGAAGCCTATTTACCAAATTGGTAAATAGGTAAGTAGGGAGGATATTTAGAAATATAGGGAGTTTGGCAAAATGTTATATTAATTTAATAAATACACATTTAAAAATTTTTGTATAAATCTATTTGATACTTAAATTCATCTTCATGAACACCAATTTGTTTTGCTGGTTTTATTGAAGTAATTTCATCCAATAAATATGTTCTCATATATGAATTAATAACATTTCTACATAAACATTCAACATTTTCTATTTCTTTATCTCTCCACGGTCTAGTAAGCTTACAAATGATATAATGAGGAAATGCATCATATTTTTCATTTAATAAATTAGATCTAATAATTTCTACATCTTCTGCAATTTCATCCTTATTATCAACATCTAATTCTACTAAATTAATTTCATATATACACATATTTTTATATATTTTATAAAAATTAAATGTAACAAAACGATATACTGAACCTAAAATATATTTTACTACATTAGAATATATTTTTTCATTTTTTAAGTAAAATTCTAATTCACTGGAGCATTTTGATTTCACTTTATTTTCTTCATACTCTTCAATTATTCTATTAAATTTAAAAGCAATATAGTATGGAAAATTATTATATTTTTTATATTGTATATCATTTTTAATTTTTTCTATTGCCTTTTTAATTTCAACTCTATTAACAATTTTTAATTCTTCTTTTTTTATTGGGCAACTCATAATTATAATATAATTAATATATATTTATAAATATTTTTATATTAAATAAAAATTTAATATATAATTCCTTTTTTTTTTTTGATTTCCTGATAAAGTTCTAAATTAAACATTGAAACAATTTTGAATCTATCCGTTAAATCAATAATAAATTCATATAAATTTATTAACATTTTATTTGGTTTTATTAAAACAAAATTAGGATCCATTAATATGTCTAATTTAGCAAAATTTTTAATAACAAAAATACACATCTTTTCAGCTAAATCTTTTTCATTTATAAATTTATTAAACATAAAATAAATAGGTATTGGAAATCTCCAATGTTCATTATTTAATATATAATTTTCAATTATTTTTATTTTTTCTTCAATTTCATCGATATTAATAATTTCCAACATTTCTGGAGTTTCAGCAGGATAATTCATGATTAATCACTTCATATCTTTTTTTTAATAATTCTTTATATTTATCAGTTAAATCAATTTTGAATTGATTACATCCCATATAAGGTTCTACAATATAAAATTCTTTATATGATAATTGTGGAAATACACGAATAATATTAAGAAAACATATAGCCTTTACAATATCATAATCATATTTTTTATAATTTTCATTAAATTCGCAATATATATAAATCGGAAATTTAAAATATTCATTTTTTGATGTATAGCTAATAATTTCTTTTATACATTTTTCAATATCTTCAATATTTATAATTTCTAATTCACTACTAATTCTTTTAAATTCATGTGTTAAACCAATCATACATGAAAAACAATTATTATTACATATTTTTATTAATACAATTTTATCATTTTTTAATATATCTAAATTAATAAACTTTTCAATAGTAGAAAAACTCATTAAATTTACAATATCTTCATATTCATTATTTTTTTTTAATTTTTCAATACTGGAAAAACATAAATCATTAAGATTTTCATATTTCCTTTTTAATTTTAATTCTTTATTAAATTCAAGATATATACAATAAGGAAATTCATTATAATTACCAGATATTAAAGTAAACTCAATATAATTTATAATTTCCTTAACTCTATCTAAAAAACTCATAATATAATATATATAAATTTATAAATTTAAATTTTTTCCGACTCTCATTATTTTAAAAATTAAACAATGTTTATATAACTTATATTATTTTTTTATTAAATATTAATTAAACTAAACATTGTTTATTATAAACTAGCGGTTAAATATTTTCATACATTTTTTTTGAAAAATGAAAAAAGTTTCACTTTTTAGACTATATATAAGTATACTACGTAAACAAAGTATAAATATATATAAACAAAATATACTATGTAAACAAAGTATAAATAATAAAAAAAATATTAATAATATATGATAATAGATATAATAAATCCATTACGGAATAAATCATATGAGAAAGAAAAAAGAGAAATAAGTTTAGAGGTATCATCAGATTATTATAATTATTTAAAAGATAATTTTATAAGTGTTAGTGAATTTTCAAGAGATTTAAAAGAAATGATAAAAGAATTAATGAGTTATTTATCAGAAGTATCAAGAAATAAAATAAGAGAGAAATATCCACATATAGTACGAATATCTTAAAAAGGGGGTCATTAAGCACTTCCCACCTTTTTCTCGATTAAAAGCGAAATGAAAATTAAAAAAGCAGAAAAATATTAAAAAAGCAGAGTTATTAAAAAAGTAAAAAAATATTAAAAAAGCAAAAAAGGGGAGATATTAAAAAAGCAAAAAAACCTGAAAAGGGGAGTTATTAAGAACGAAGAGAAAAATATAACACAAAATTTTAAACGAAATTGTTCTAGAAGAACTTAAAAAATAATATAATGATGAAGAAATAATTGATAAACTATTAATGCCAAAAATGGTAAAACTAATAAACCAAACATGTATTTTTATAGAAGATATTAACTAGTTTTGTAAGTATTTTGTAAATTAGAAAAATAAGCAAAGTTTTGTTAATTTATTTAAATTTTTATAAAAAAAAGAAAAAGAATATTAATCTTCTTGAGGATTTGGGTGATAACCAACCCAAACTCCTGGTTGAATTTGAATTGTATTATGGTCTGGTGAAATTAAATTGGCAGAAACATTATTTTCAAAAGTACAAAGATTTTTAAATGTTTTAATTGTTATATTTTTATTATTTATAGATAATTGATGATTAAAGAATGTAGTGGATGGTTTTCCAAGTTTTAAAACTTTTTGTTGAATTCCTTCAAAAATGGACAAACAATTTTGAGAGTTAGCTGCTGATTTAAGGTTAATTAAAGTTAAATGCCCTTGTTCTATTTTTTCCATGTTTACACTGTCGTAAAAGAATTCAAATTCGATGCATTTAAAACAAATTTCTATTTTTATTTGATAAAATGAAATGTCTAAAATAGGTTGATTTGTAAATGCTATAGTTAAGTTTTTCCAACTATGGACTATTGAATATGGTGGTAAACTTGATATATTGATTAAATTTGCATGCTTTGGAGTTCTTATTATGTATAAGTTTTTGTATTTAGATGCTAGAATAAATGTTTTTTCATAATTAGCTCCCAGAATTTTTGTATAAGATTTTCCAGTTAATGATTCACGACATTTTGCAGGCACAACAATAGTTGCTGAAGGTAAAACATAATTTATTGGTTGTTTATTAAAACGACGAATAATTATTTTTTTATTATTGCATAAAGGACATATAGAAACTATGATTTTTGAAACAAAATATTTATTTGTTTCTAAATCATATTCTACAACCCATTTTCCATCTTGTATGATGGAAAATAAAGATTTATGTTCAGATATACATTCAGCCATATTTTTACCTCCATTTTATTTTATTTAAATAATTATAAATAAAATATTTAAATATTTATTTACTCATTTAACTCAAAAAAGTAAAAAAATTCAATTATGATATAATAATAAAAAAAATATTTTACATAACTTTATTATGTTTTTTATTTATTTCTATCATAGCATCTACATGTTTCTTCTCAATTAAATCGTCGTAAGTAAATAGATAAATAGATAAAGGCATATTACATGTTTTAACTCTAGCAGCTTCTTTTACCACTACACTACTAATCTCAAGTCCAACTAGAAATCCATATTTTACATTTTTCGAATACATAGTCGCCTCCAGTTCCTTTATATGGTTTATAGATATTTTAGATTTTTTTACTTGGATTATAGCATCGTAATACCAACCATCAACACCACCATCAACACCAATTTGTCCAAATTTTACTGCCTCTGGATTATATGAAGAAAAAAATTGTAATACCACATTCTGAAACTCATATCCACTTAAATTAGCAATCTCATCAGTAGTCATCGGTAATCCAATAACCTCATGTATATTATAACCTATTCGCTTAGCCATTAACCTGCAAGCCGTTGGTGATATATCAATTCCAATGAACCTTCTGTTCATTCGTTTAGCCACTGCCAACGTCGTTCCGCAACCACAAAAAGCATCTAATACTATATCTCCTTCATTTGAACTTGTTTTTATTATGCGAGTAAGTAAAGATTCTGGTTTTTGAGTAGGATATCCCATTCTTTCTTTTGATGTCGATGAAACCATTGGAATATCATCCCATAAATTAGATATTTTTTTACCTTTATATTCGTCTGCATATAGTTTATATCTAGGTCTTCCATTTTCAGTCCAATAAATAATATAAGGATTCTCTTTTATTTTTTTATCAAATGTTTCTTGCGTCCATACCCATCCAAGATTCGTTTCTACTTTTTTTCCTTGAATTATTCTTACTTTATCATTATTTTTAATATTAGAGCTTTTTTCTAATGTATAATGATTAAATCTGCGCCCAGTTTCTTTTTCAATATAAGGAAACCTCTTATCAAGATCTAAATTACAATTATATTGTTGATTATAGATATATTCGTTAGATTTTGTATATAATAAAATAGTATCAGTTACAATATCAAATCCTTTTGCTAATGAATGACCTTTACTTCGTTGCCATATAATCTCTGTACGAAATTTATCATATCCAAATATCTGATCGCAAAGCACTCGTAAATAAGCATTTGCATGCCAATCACAATGAAGATAAAAACTTCCTGTCTTTTTTAATACTCTATAGATCTCCTTTATCCTCGGCTCCATAAATGCTAAATATACATTCAAATCTTTAGTATATCTTCCTGTTTCGCCCATTTTTACCCATCGGTCCTCAAATGCCCTTATCTCAGCCCCATCGTTCCAAATTACTTCATATGTCTTTGAAGTAAAAAAAGGTGGGTCTATGTAACACAAATCTATAAATTCATCAGGCATTTTTTTCAGTATTTCCAAATTATCTCCACAAATGATTTTATTTTCCCATTCATTCATGTAATTTCACCCTAACGGATAACAACGCAACTATTTTGTTTTATTTAAATATTTATAAATAAAATATTTAAATATTTATTTACTCATTTAACTTAAAAAAAGTAAAAAAAATTCAATTATGATATAAAAAATAAATAATACTGAGAAATCATGCTAACTCCAGAAAAAAATGAATATTTAAAAAATAAATATAATAATTATTATATTTTTGATAAAGCTATTTCTGGTGAAGAACGATGGTTTATTAATTTTAAAATTGATTTAAATGATAAAAAAGATGTATTAATTTTAAATTTTACATATAGAAATTTAAATATTGGAATAATAAGAAATTATCTGAATAGTTCTGTATATAAATTACTTAATCGAGATCCAAAAAATATTAATTGGTTAGCCAAAATTAAAACTCAATATCGCAATGAAGAAGAAATTCTTGATAATATACTTCTAAATATTAATTTTATTAAACAAAATTTAGATGATATAATAATACTTAAAAATTATAATTATACATGTTTAAACGAATTAATTGAAAATTTTATAATTAAACAAAATATAACATGTTATAATACAATTAGTAATTTAATTAGTAATATAGATATTTGTCCGAAATACAGAATTAATACAAAACAAAAATTAGAAGTATCAAAATTATTAAATCATTATAATAAGCAAACTATATTTAATAACATTATACTTCCAGAAGTATCATCACTTAGATATACTATTTATCTTAAAGATAATATGTTAATAAAAATAATACCAAATAATGATTTTGATTATTTCTACCTTGAAGTAATATACCCAAAAGTAGATAAAAAAGAAACTTATCAAATAAATGAAAACACAAAAAAAGTAATAGATGGATTAATTATAAGAAAAATAAAAAAAGATATGATGAATATATTTAATCAAAAAGGTAAATAATCTTACAGGAAACTGGAAACCTGAGCAAGAAATTATTTCAATTTTTTTTTTTAATACAAATATTTATTTACTATTATTTATTTATTAAAATTAAATTAAAAAATTTTTATCAGGAGGTATAAATAAATATGGTTGAAAATATTAAAAAAATAGTTAGCCATTTACCACCAAGACATATGGATGATTTTTTAGCATTATGTATATTAAAATCAAAATATCCAAATGCAAAAATTGAATTTGAACATCCACAGAATTTTCCTAAAGAGTATTTAACAGATCCTTCTATAATTTTAGTAGATATTGGAGGTATATTAGATGTTAAATTAAAAAAATATGATCATCATCAAAATTTAGATTTACCTTGTTCATTAATTTTAGTTATAGAGTATGAACTTAAAGATAAATTATTAATAAGACAACCAGCAATTCAATTTATCGATGTAATGGACCGATTTGGAATTAAACAGGCATTATGTGAATTTAGAATAAATAAAGATGATAAAATAGAATTAATGCGAGATCAAATATTAATGTTAAATATAAATTTAGTTTATGATATTGTTGTTGATGTTCTTAATGAATTAAAAAGAACATGCACTAATTTTAATGGATTTATATCAATGCTCTATAATAAATTAGATAACTCTGGAAAATTATATGAAATAAAAAAGAAACTTGATATAGAAAAAAAAGAATTAGAAAGAAAATATGAACAATCAGTAAGAATAAAATCTAGAAATATTGGTTTTAGATTTTCAAATGAATCATTTGCGCCATATCATACAAAAATTTTTGATAAGGATCCAGAAACTGAAATCATTATAGAACGAAATCATATGAATCCAAATCATACATCAATAATTCGTTCTAATAAATCCAAAATTGATTTATCAAAAATTTTTAAACATTACAAAAAAGTATTTCTTCATCCTAGCGGTTTTATAGCAGTAATAGATAAAGATTATAGCGAAATTAGTAAAGATAAAATGAGTTTTATAAAAAAATTAATAGAATAATTTTTTATATTATCATTTAATATATTTACATATGAGAAAAATATATAATAAAAAAAATACAAATATAATACTATATGGTAAAAATCAAAAAAGAAGAATTATTACTCTATATATAGTTTTAATTATAACATTATCTTTATTATTATTCTATACTAATATTGTTAATAGTGTAGAAATTTATAAGAGAAATTATAAAATTTTAATACAACATATAGAAACAAATAATAGTACATCATCATATATAAAAAATACAAAAATATTTAATGAACTAATTGATATTGATTTATCAATAAATAGTATTCAATTACTCAATTATACAGAAGAACCAGAAAAAGAAAATCCATTATATAGTTTATCATTAAGTAGTGGATATTTTGCATCATTCTATATTTATAATAAATGTAATATAACAAATATATATATATATACAAATACTGAATATTCTGGATGTAGAACAATAAATATAACAATTACAAATAATATTACTTTTAATAATATTATTTTTAATAAAACATATACAAAATCAATATGTCCAGGTAATAATTGGTTAAATTTTGATTTAAATATAGAAATTGAAACAAATAATACATATTATTTATTTGTTAAATTAATTAGCGGTTCTGATTTAAGATGGCTCTATGTTTCTGATTTAATTACAAAAGATAATTCAGAATCATATAATTATCCAAATGTATTATTACCAATAGATTTTAAATTTAAAATTAATATAAATAAAACTATAGATATAGATCCAATTGTTTCAATAAATAATAAAATAATAGAAAATAATAGTTATTCAATAAATAATATAAAACAATTAAAATTTGATGTATTAAATTGGGGAGGCTGGAATATTGATTATCAATATAATATTACAAAAAAATATATTTTAGTTGAATCTGAATTTTTAGTATATAGTTTAAAATTTGAAAAAATGGAAGTAACAATTAAATTTAGTAATTATATATCAACAACAGATCTTGGCGAAATATTAAATATTGCATATATTTTACCTAATAATTGGAATGTAGTAAGTATAAAAATTAATGGAACTGATTATCAAATTGAGCCTATTGAATATGATGAATATAATTTAATTTATAATTGTGGAAATAACGAAGGATATTATGAATTAACAATAAAATTTTCTTTATTTTAGTGATTAAAAATGATTAAAAAAAGAGAAAAATATACTTGGGAATTTATTATAACATTTTTAATATCTGGGATTGTAGTTGCATTATCAGCTGATCCTTTATATGATCTTATATTTTTTTCTAGATTATCATCAGGACAACCATTAACACCAATAGAAAGGATTGTTTTTAGGTATTATTTAATGGCATTAATTTATTTTATAATGCTAATCATAGCATTCATTTTTTATTTTTACAATAAAAGTCCAATTGTATTTATATATTTTTTCATTGGAATTACAATAATAACAGAATTATCCGCTTGGTTCATAATTGGTGGTGGAATTATACCATTTATTTTATTATCAATTGCAACATTAATAATAATAGTAATTTTAAGATATGAATATAAACATAATAAAGAAATTAATAAAATGTTAGAAAAATGTAAAAAAAAAGTAATGATGCATAAAACAAAAAAGCAGAAATAAAATTTTTATTTACAAGAATCTCTTTTTTCATATAATTTTTTTAGTTTTAATTTTAATTCGTTATCTTTAGATTTCAAAATTAAGTCCCAAACGTCCATTAATTTATTAAGTAAATCACTAGCAAATTCATCATACTCATCAACGATACTAATGCATTTTTCCTTAGTAATAATATCAGATGATTTATAAAGTTCTTCTTTCAATTTTTTTAATTTATACATTTTATCTTTTAATTTAAAAAGTTGATCCATATTTTATCACCTTATTTTAATAAAAGAAATAAAAATATTTAAATTTTCATATAATTTTTTAATTTTTAAAAGTATAAATGGTTGATTATAAAAATGAAAATGATAGATTATTGGATTATTTTTAAGCATTCAAATTTTTAAAACCTATATGTGAATAAATTATTACAAAAATTTTATTTTTAATTTTGAATTTATTAAAATCTAAGATTTTTAGAAAGAATGTATCAAAGATTGTTAATTTTTTGTCTTTTTCTTTAAAACATTTAATTAAATAGTATTTATATCTTAAAATTTTAAAAAAATTAATTAAATTATAAATAAGAAAATAAATTTTGTGTTTTAGCTTCATTATTTTCACATTTTTTAATAGGAAGAAAATAATTGTTAAATAGTTCATCTACAAATTCTGAATATTCATCAATGATATTAATGCACTGTTCTTTAAAAATTAGGTTAGGCGATTTATAAAGTTCCTCTGTTAATTTTTCTAGTTTATTTATTTTTTAATTCAAAAAATTGTTCCACATTTAACATCTTAAACCTGCTTAATGATTACATTTTTATTTAATAATTTTTTATACTTTTTAAATAAATAAGCCATATCATCAAAATAAATAACTTTATTATATTTTTCTGATAATTGATTTAGGATCCTTATTTTAAATTTAACCATTTTATCATAAAAATCATCAATACTTATTTTACCACTAGAAACAGCATTAATTTCTTCATCTGTTGTATAAAAATCACGAACATATATCATAACTCCAGGAAATAATTTTCTTAAATCTTTAAGAATATGATATGTTCGATTTGTTATTATATAAATATCGTATTTACATTTATATTTTAAATATAACTTATATGCTTTACCATAATTTTTAAAACATAACTCATTATATTTAGTTTTTTTAGCTTTTTCTTCATCAATTTCTATTAAGGTCCCATCTAAATCAAAACAATAAGCTATTGATTTCATAATTAAAATATTTTAATGAATATATTTAAATATTTCTATTTATAAAAAAAAGATTTACGAATGAATAGAGTTTTTATTTACAATAAGTATTATTTATTTTTTTTATTGAAATAATACTATATGAATCATTAGGATTAATTTCAAATTTAATTTCCAAATCGGAAAATTTAAAAATTAAAATATCCATATCAGGTAAATCAAAAGATGAATTAAAAATGCAAGGTTGATTAATAAATATAATATCAATCTCTGGAGGGTGTTCAATAAATACATCAAATTCATTTTCGAAAGACCATATATTCATGTATTTATGTAATTTTTCTGCACCAAAATTTTCAACTTCTTCCCAATTTTTTATAGCAGGAATAGCTAATTTGTAAGGTAAATCTTCAAGTTCAATTTTCATTTTTTATCACATCTTATTTTTTCTATATAATCTAATAGTAAATCTTCTTTTAAAATTTTTCCCATATAACTATAAAATAAATTACCATCTTTATAAAATAAAAGTATAGGATATTTAATATTTTGTATGTATTTTTGTAACCATTCCATATTACTATTAAATTTTATTAAATAAAATAAAACATCTGGATAATCTATAGCATATGAATCAATTTTGTATTTTTTAATTTTCTTTTTACCAATATAAATATTCATAAATACAGATTTATTATTTTTTATTATATTATTAAATTCATCTTCAGAAATACCATTCAAATAAATTTTAGATTTTAATTCATCTGGATAACCATTATAAATCCAAGAAACAACATTATCAATTATATCAATATTATCAATTTTAAATTGCATACTTAATTTTTTAGATTTGTATAATAAAATCTGAAAAACATCATCTTTAGAATTATTATCTAGAAACAAATTTTTAGTTTTTACAAATAAAACATTCTTATATTTATTAGAATTCTTTTCTAAAATTGATATAATTTTCTCATATAATTTTTCTTCATTATTATAAACAAATAAAACGATGTATTCAAATTTTTCTAATATTGAATCAAAATGTGATTTATTAGCAATTTCATTTATTTGTTCTACTTTTTCATTATAAATTAATGAATCAATTAAGTATTCAAATTTTGGTTGTTCTATAATTCCTGAATGTTCATATACTAATTTTTCATTACAGAAAAACATAATATGAGGTATTGACATTATAAAATATTTATTTACAAACCAACTATTCTCATCTGAATCTGCATCTAATGATAAAAAAATAGCTTTATCTTTATATTTTTCACTCACATCTTTAAAAATAGGCTTCATTATACTGCAGGGACCACACCAATTAGTAAAACAATCAATAATAATAAATTTATTATTTTTTAATAATGAATTAAAAGTTTCTTGTTTCATAATTAAAATATTTTAATGAATATATTTAAATGTTTATCTTAGCCCAAAATGTATTGCTTCGACCTTTTGTTTTAGGTAATAATTTTTTTGTATATTTAGTAATTAAATTTTGTTTTTTTAATTTTAATAAATGTTCATATAAAGTAGTATTTTTGATTTCAATGTTATATTTTGATTTAAATTGTTGTATTATTTGTTCTCTAGTTAAACCTTCAAGTTCATTTTTTAGAATTTCTAAAATTATTTCATCAATTCTTTCATTAGCCTTCAAATTCAGCTTCTCCAACCTTAGCAATATTAACAATTTGGTTATTTTGTATTTGAACATAACAAATTGAAATATTAGCCATATAATTATATAATGGTTCGCTACCTTCTAAAGTAGAAATATAATTCAGTTTTAATGGATCCTCTAATAATGTGTATGCATATAATCCTCGATTTAATACAAAAACAATATAATTATCAGTTCCATTATTATATAAATATCTCGTTGTGTAATCAATTGTGACATTGTAATCATCAACATTGCTAATTGGTTCATTAATTTTTACAACGAATGATAAGTATTCATTTATTAAATAATTATTGTAATTATATCTCATTGATGGATATGAGTAATATCGATTTTCAAGAGGTATAAGAACATCATCTGGAAATTTATCAAATAATAATGCAACCAAATAATAATGATATATATAAATATCTCCGCTATAATTTTCAAGATAATATGGAACATAAGATAGCATGCAAACATTCGGATTATTATATAAATAGATTATATTTAATCCAGGTTGTAATTGTTTCCAATTGTATGAATCATAATATTCTATTCTTATTAGATAAATAGTAGTATCATTCATTTGAAATTTTTTTTGTGCTTGTATTTCAATATAATTATTTATATCATTTATGTATTCAATTGGATTAGATACATTACCATAATTACAAGATAATAAAGTAGCATTTACATTATCAAATGATATTTCTGTATTATTTTCGAACCAATAAATTTTTATTTCAACCATCCCAGTTTCTTGTGGTATTTCAATAATTGATGCTGGAATAATTAAAAATGCAAAACTTATAAGTATCGGTATAGTTAATATTAATATTAACATTTTTTCATTTAATTTTCCATCTTTTTTTAACTTAAATACCATAACTAAACACCTTTTATATTTCTAAATAAATTAAAATATTTAAATTTATTTTAAATTAATAAAAAAAATAGATAATAAATTTAAATTTTAATAAAAATATTTAATAATATATATAAAAAAGGTTTTATTGATGAAATCAAAATTATATATTGAAAAATTAAAAAAAAGGGGATTACTAACAACTTATCCAATTTCAATATTAACATTAACTTTTTTTGGCTTAAGTTTATTTATGAATATTTATTTATTAGTTAAATATTCAAGTCCATTATTATATCAACCAAGATTAGAAACATTTTTAGTTCAAAACAAAATGTTATTAGTTTTTAGTATATCTGGATTTCTTTTATATTTAACAATAAATAGATTTAAATTAAAAATAGATAATTCAAAAATTACAGATTCTATACAAAAAAGTGTATTTACTATATTTGCTATTACAATATCACAAATAATAGTAATTAAATTAACAAAAGCAGCTATATCACCATTTGATGTAATGGTATTTTATGCAGCTTCAGCTATATCTGAAGAATTTTTATTTAGATTAGGATTACAAATATCAATAGAAATTGTATTAAAAAAAATAATGAAAAATGACCACCTTGCTGGCATATTAAGTGTTTTAATAGTCTCATTACCATTTGGATTATACCATTGGTATGTTAAACATGGAGCAATTGATTTAGTAATGGCTGTTATTATTACAGGATTAATCTTAGGTTTAGTTTTACATTATTATAAAAATATAGATATTTGCTTATTATCTCATTTTTTCATTAATGTAATGGCAGCTTATTATTTAACTAGATAATTTTTACATTTTGGATTATCTCTGCTTACTATCATATAATACATTCGAATTATATATTCTTCACCAGGTTGTAAATCAATACAAAAATTCCTATAAGTCTAAGAATTAATTTTTCAAATTCTTCAAAAAAAATTCTGATTTTTCCATATTTTTCTTAAATATAAAAAATATTGTTATTTAAATTGGGTTAAAAAAGTTTATTAAAAAAGAAAAAAAGAAATTATATATATTAAAGAGTATTTAATTTAAAAACTATAAAGGATTTTTCTTTCATTCCTAATTCTGAATATATTCAAATATACTAAAGAAATAATTACTATATTTTATAAAATTTAAGATTTTTTTACATCTTTTATATTTTAACTAATAGTATTTAATATTAAGGTTATATTATTCCAATTTTAAAAAATCGTAGAATCTATAAAATATTAAAATTTTTATTTTTTACAAATTTGTATACAATTTTTATATAAATTTATATTTAAAATATCATTTAAATATTAAAATATTAAATAGTATCATAAAGTTAAATCGGATTAATTCGAATTTTAAAAATCGTAAAAAATATAAATTTTAGATATATGGTGGAAATTACAAAAAGTTTAAAAATAGCACTTTGATTTTTTGAAAATTGATTTATATTAATTTTATATTTACTATTTCATAAAAAAGCTATTACTATAATTCCGAATTTTTTTAATAAAATAAACATTTTTCATAATTATTAGTTATGATTTATAAAACTTGATGATTTTTTTATCTTATAATATATAAGGTATTATAAAATTTAAATTTTTATTTTTAATTTTATAGTATAGTATGATTAAATTTTGCCAGCAAAATTTTTTTGAACAATTCAAAATTAAATATAATAAATCAGAGATTTTACCAATTTGATTAAAACCAAATCTTTAGAATCTATATAGTATACTAGATAGATTTGCGGTCGGCATTTTGTCGTTATTTCCTTTGAGATGATCTCGGAGTTATTGAAATTTTTTTCATTATCTCCGACTTCGGAGCTTCCTTATAAACTTTACGGAAATTGAAGGGTTCCTTCAATATAATCAAAAATTTTTTAAAATCCTGAAGAAGATTTTTTAGTCCGAAACCTATTATAAAACGAATGTATGGTACAAGTATTTAACTATACCAATTTTACAATTTTGTAAATCAGAAATAATGAAAAAATTTTTAATATCATTGAGAAAAATAGTAAAGTTTAAATATAATGAGCTAAATCTTAAATTATATAAGTTTAAAATTTTTTTATTTTAAATTTTTAAAATATCGCTTGCCTTATGTCTCTAAATTTTAACCATCATATATTAAATGGATTAAACTATAAATTTTACAAAAAAAATTTACGACATTATTTTTATAAGTTTTACAATATTATGTATTGATGAAATCAATAAGGTATTTTATTTTTAAAATTGACTTTAAACATATTGAGCTGATCAGTAAAATTCGCTAATTTTTTTTATTTTTAAAAAATACAAATTGATTTATATACTATGAGTTATAATTTATTACATCCACTTATATATTTAAATTTTTCGTTTTTTTATTGAACTCTTCTTATATTAATTGATATTTAAAAACAGATTAAAACTTGAAAAGATCGTTTCGAAGTTGTAGTAGTTAAATTTTTCATAAAAATATCCTATCCTTAACCATATCTAAGATAGCAAAATTGGTAAAGTTTAAATATATAAAATTTTTTTTAATATATGAATTATTGAACTTATTTAATTAATATTTATATCTAAATTTGTATATTTATTGATTAAATTTAAACATTTTATTAATAACAATTAAAATATAAACATAATATTATATATCTAAATTTATAAAAATTCTATTTAAAATATTTTAATTCTTCTTTATTCTTTTTTATTTTTTGAATTTAAAATTATTCATTCTTGGTAATCTCTTAGAGAATATTTTTTATTTAGATGAAATAAAAAAATGGAATTATAAAGTAGTCTTATTTGTTTTATTTTTTTTATTATTTTAATATTCAAATATATGTACCAATTAAAATTTTGTCCTATATATATTATATTAATGTATACATGTAACACTATGTAAATTTGGATCATCATTTTCTATCTTAACTATGTATTTTATATTAGGATAGTACTCAACTCAAATGCGAACTCAAAAATAATCAAAAATTTTTTAGTAGAATTAAGCAAAAAAACGAAAAGTTTAAATATATAAAATGAATCTCGAAATGTCAGCGAAAATATGATTCTTCAAAATTAATAAAATTTTTTTCAATATATGAATTATTAAATTTATTTAATTGTTATTTATATCTAAATTTATATATTTGTTGATTAAATTTAAACATTTTATTAATATCAATAAAATTATAAAGTAATTTTTTTATTACTTTAATATTCAAATGTATGTGTTAATTAAAATTTTAAATATAAATTTAAATAGTTTCATTTCTTTTTTTTACTTATGATGAATATAAAAAAGAAAATAAAAAAATGTAAACCTAAATATTTATCTAATAAAAAATATTTATACCTGCTTCTGTTAATTCCAATATTTTTACTTTCGTACTATTTAATAGCTGGTTCATTAGTTACACCTCCAGAAGAAGAACAAACAACTGGTCTTGCTACAATTAAAGTCTTTTGGTATGATAATAATACGGAAATTTCCTGGAGTAATATTAATGCATCACTATTTATTTGTAATTATACTGGTATTAATACTGATTCAATAATAGAATATATAAATACTTGGGAAAATTACGAAGAAAAATCACTGACTAATAATTCGATATATATAGATAAAAATTGCATTTATCTTTTAAGAGTAAATGACCTTGATAATAATTCTTATACTTGGTCACAATTAAAAGTTGGAGAAAATAAATTATATTTAAATAAATATCCAACAGAAATGATAATCTATGAAAAATTATTATATTTCAATGATGAAGTAGCAAGTTTTGAATGGGATATACATATATTATCATCAGATTTAGATATATTAGTTCCAATGGAACAAAGAAACGCATCAATACCAATATATAGAAATAACTATAATAACTACTTTTTAATTGATAAATTTTGCTTTTTATTAAATGGCTCGAATCCAATTACATCAAAAAATCAAGTAAATATAACAGGGATCCCAAGTTGGTGTGAATATCTAATCGGTGATAAACTTTTAATTACACTTAATACAAATTTTAATGCTAAATATGAGACTGAATTAACTATTTTTATGGATCCTAATATATCTCCAATATATAATATTACTGATGTTGGTTATTATACATTTGATCCATTAGATGGCTCATTGCTTGGTCTTTCACAAATAATAATCAATAATGAAAATATTAATTTGGTATCACCAATTGAAAGAACTTAAAAATAATGGAGGTTGTACAATAGATGAAATTAAAATATAAACTTTTTATTTTTTTTATTTCTTATGTTATGTTAATAAGTATTATTCCTGCAAGATGTCAAAATGAAACAGATTATCAAATTTTATTAGATGATTTAGATATATCAATAGATAAATCAAATATACCAAATTGGTTATTTAATCAAATTTCACAACCAATACTTGAAAAATTTACACCTTTATCACCAATAAAAATTAATGATTCAACATATATCTTTAGAGCAGAAATAATTTGTAATATTCAAATATCATTATCTTCACAAGTATATCCAGAAAATTTAAAAATAAAAGATAGCCCAATATTTGAGCGTTGGGGTATTTTTGTATTTGCTGGAGATACATTGCGTGCAAAAGATTTAATTTGGGATAATGAAAATCATGATGTTCAAATTTATTTTGGTATATATAATTTAGTGCCAGAAACTGAAGATGCTCAACTTATAGAAGCAAAATTAAATTTGTCTAATCAAATTGGTAATTATAATCCAATAGATTATAGTTTTAGTAATGATGTTATTGTTAAACTAGATTATACTTTTAAGGAATTTCCAAAATTCGTAATGGATTTATATAATGTTGAACCAATTAAATTTGAAACACAATTAAGTTATGCTGAAGCAATTGATCAAAAATATTATCAATCAAGTAATTATGAAAATATTTATAATGAAAAAATTGAAATGAGTGGATTTGATGTTATTTGGAATTCAGCAGGTGAAGCTAAAGATAGTACTAGGGAAACAATTCGTGATCTCAATTTAGGAGTTTATGCAAGTAATATTTTTTATATAACAGAATTACAAGGATTAAATATACCAGCACCAATAGGTTCTAATGTTGAAGGTGAAAATAAATCTAGAATTGAAATTAAAAATTTAAGATTACAACCAGATATAGTAAAAGTAAATCAATATTATAAAGTAAAATCTGCAAGTGTATTAATAGATACAAAATCTGGAGCACTTCTTTCACCTGCTGGAATAGTAGCTACAAGAGATATTAAAGAAGAAACAAAAATTAGAACATTAGGTTATAAAATTCAAAATTACGGTCAGACTTATACAATAAAACTGAAATATAAAATTTTTAGTACTGCTAATATAAATATTATACAAACTGATAAACCAGTATTATTACAAGATATATTATCTTATGCAAATGATTATTATTGGAATAACTATATATCTGGAGTAACTGGTGTAAAAGCATATTTACAAAAAAGTTGGCTCCAACGATTATGGGATAACTGGGTTGCATGGTGGAATAAAAATTACTTAATTGTATTAATCGTAATTTTTGGAATACTTGCTATTGCAGTTTTTATTTTAATAAAAAAACCAAGTGTATATAAAACTGCGTTTAAAATTATTAGAAAATCAATTGAATAGCTAAGATAAATTATCTCATTCTTAAAAATTTTGGTAGATAAAAAAATGAAATTATCAAAATATTTATTATTTATTATTTTTATAAATTTTTTATTTATTCCAATAACATATTCAGATGATTTTTACATTGATATTTCAAAATTAGATAAATATAGTACTATTATTGAAGATTTAGATATACAATTGAATCGTTCTATTTTTCCGAATTGGATCCTAGCTCAAACTACTCAACCAAAATTGATAAATTTTACTAATTTATCACCAATAAAAATTGATAACGATTCATATATATTTAGAGCAGAAATTGTTGTTGATTTTCAATTTGGTATAGCAAGTTCAATTTCAATTAATGATTTTAATTTATTACATAATTCATATGAAGAAAGATGGGGATTATTTATTTATTGTGATGATCTAACTAGAATGAAACCAATAGAATGGGATGGTGTTTCGTATAATATTCAAGATTATTTAGGTATAAGTGCAAATCCTTGGATATTAGGTGGTTTAGATAGAAATGGGTATATTCTTTTTGGTTTGGCACAATTAAATTCAATTACTTCAATATCATCATTTTATAATTTTAATAAAGATATTTGTATTAATATTGATTTTACATTTAAAGATGCTGAAATAAATTTTGGAACTGATATTTATAGAATAAAAAATAACATATTTACAACTAGATTAGCATCAGCTCAAATCGTGGATACATTAAATTATGAATATCAAATTTCAGAAGATATACTTGATGATAAAATATCAATTTTAAATTTGAATGCAGTATTAAATTCAGCTAATGAAGCAAAAGATATATTAACTAATGAAATTAATTCAAAACAACTTGGTATATTTTCAATTCAAAATATAGAAACAGAAATAAATAATGGTAAATCAATTTTAGCACCATTGGGATCCAATTGCGAATCTGATAATAAATCTAAAATATTTTTATATAATATAGAAATAAACCCAAAAATAATTGAATATAAAAATTTATATCAAATAAATTATGCTGAATATGGTGTTGATACAACATCTGGTGTATCTTTTAGTCCTGCTGGTTTAATTGGCCCTAAAAATCCAAAAACTATTTCTAAATCGAGAGTTTATGGATATAAAATTATAAATTATGGGCAAAAATATAATATAAGATTAAAATTTATATTATCAAGTTTAGTAGATATTGAAATAATTCAAACTTCATCATCTGTTAATTTAGAAAATTATAATGATAGTGTTTTACTCGATGTAAATACTAATTTTTGGGAAGATTTAGCTGATAATATAAATATAAATAAAACAAATACTAAACAATATGATACAAAAAAGATTTATTTTATAATAATTCCTATTGGTATATCAATAATTTTATTAATTTATTATTTAAAAATTAAAAAAAGTAGAAAAAAATGAGTTGTAGATGGGATTTTATTATAATTACAGTTCCACATGCAGTGTGTAAATCTAATTTTTATATAGATCATAATTGCGATTTTATTGCAAAGCCTTATTCTTATCAAATTAAACAAATTTTAGATAAATATGGTATAGATAATAAATTATTTATTGGTAATATAAATAGAAAAATTTTAGATTTAAATAGAATAGAATCTAAAAATACTGATTTTCATAAAAAATTAGAACTATTTATTAATAAAATAAAAAGAAAATATAAAAATATTTTATTAATAGATATTCATTCTGGTGATTTTGGATTTGATAAATCACCAATTATTATTTATGATTTTCCTTCTTGTTTAGATGATAATATTATAAGAAATTTGCTAAAAAATAATATAATTACAAAAGAGAGTTTATTTAAAGCAAATACATTTAATTATATCGTAAATAAATATCAAAATAAAGGAATAACTTCAATTTTAATAGAAATTAATGAAGATAATATTCCGGATTGTGAATATTTAAATAATTTTATAAAATCTATTTGTTTTGAGGGATTATGAAAAATAAAATTCTCGGATTAAATTTAAAATTTACTTCAGATATAGCGGTACATTTTTTTGAAATTCAATTAAAAAATTATGAAAATTATATACAAAATATAAAACAAATTATATTTCTTCCTTGTGCTTCTACAAAACCTATTCAATTAAGTCCTACTCATTGCTATTTATCGCCAATTACTCGAAATTATAATGAAGAAACTTTACTTTTAATTGTTTCTGAACCTTTAACAATTATTCCTTATTTATGTAAAGAATATCCTAATTATGAATATAAACCTAAAGATTTAATAAAAGATTTTAACGAAACTCAAATTTTTATTAATAGATTAAAAGAATTTAAAAAATTAACTCCTGAAAATATAAAATGTTATTATATTGGTGGAATTCATCATTATAACTTACTTAAAAAAAGTAATTGGAATGTTATTTATTACCAACCTAAAAATGGAATTAAAGATTATAAAATAACGTCTGAAAAAATGCACCAAGAAATATATAATTCTTCTATTTTAAAACAAATAAAATTTTGGCTAGTAAAAATTACTCAAGAATTGGTGCAAATTGATTATAAAATATATTGAATTTTATCATCAGACTTTAATTTCTGTAATAATTTAAATAATTTATAATACTTACTAAATTTTAATCTATTTTCAATAAAATTATCTAAATTATTTTTTTTAATTGATATTTTTATTAATTGTAATTCATTATTGAATACAGATAAATTATGAATTGCCCGAATTAACCTACCTTCAGTATTTTTCTGTTCAAATAATTTTAATTTTTCTTTCCATGCTTGTTTTTTATCATTATAGGATAAGAATTTTTTACAAACATCACATTTACATTTTAAAAATAAGTCCTTTTCTCTATCTGTTAAATAAGGTCGATTATGAGATTTTTTTGTTAAAAAGCGGTCTGAAACACCAGGTAATTGAATAATTCCATATGAACTTTTTTGAATCCATCCAGTTGAATCCAAGGAATCTATTCCGCAATAAAAAGCAAGATAAGACATAGTGCCACCAATACCGAATGCGTGAATACATGAATTAGGTAAACGTTTTCTAATATAAATTAAATTTTCAATGAATTTATTTTTTCCACCAATTTTATGAGTTCCATTTACATTTTTTATCATAGGAACTAAACTACCAATTCCTATTAAAGAAATTTTACCTAATATTTCTTCATATTTTTCAATACAATATTCAAGCATTTTATTATTATATCCATGAACAACTGGCATTAGTATTAATCGATTTTGATTAAGATCAATTAATTTACGAAAATTATCAATTGTTAAATCAATAGCTTTTTTTTGCTCATCTTTAGTTAAATTTGGTGATAATGGTACATCTAATTGAACTGCTATATCACAACATATTTCTAATTGTTTTTGAAATGTAATATTTTGATTAAATTTAATAGGTACTTGTTTTCCAATAATTCTATTTTTCATTATTTGAAATTTGCCACTATCCATTTTGTGAAAAAAACCAGCTTGAACTAATGTTTTAATTAGAGTTTCTCTTTTTTGTTTTTTATCTTGAATTAATAAATCGTAAGCATTAGATAAAAAAGATTTAATATTAGCTCGCTTAAATACTTCAAATTGAAATTCAATAGATTCAATTATGGATAAACCATACCAAATAATTGGTGTTTCAATCTTTTTAAAATTTAAAAGATTTAATATTCCTATATGATTATATTTATAATTTGATTCAATTTGATTAAAAAACATAATTAAATTATAAATTTTTTATTTGGTTCTAAATCAGGTGATATTAAATTATAAAAATTATAATCGTAAAACAAATTTATTAGTCTTGCTATTAAAATAGTCATTTTAACTCGTTCATCAAAATATTTATCTCTTTTTTTTATAATATTTGGAAATTCATTCAAATCTTCATATACTTCTTCATATTCTTCATTAATCAATGATATTAATTTATTTGCATAATAATCGCTATTTTTAGCTAGACAATGTTTTTCTATATCTATAACACCTTCGTGTTTAAGAATACAATAGCCAATAAATTCAAATGAATTAAAGTCGCCGTTCGCTTCTCTTTCTATAATTTCACTTTTTAAAGTATAAAATTTTTTATCTATTTCACTATAAATATTGCTCATAATTTAACCTCCTTTTTTTGTTTTTGTAAACATTCTTTAATTTTTTTTAATCGCATTAATTGTATCATGGTTTTTTCTTCACATTCACCACAATATTCTAAATTTTCATTTTCACATTCTGTATTCATAAAAATCACCTTAATTATTATTATTATTATGTTTAAATAAATACTTTTATTAAATTAATAACTTTAAATATTTAATTTTATTTTTATTAGAAATACTTATAATTTTATCATTTTTCATTTTATTAATAGCAAATCTTATAAATGTTTTATTAAATTTTAAATTATATATTTTATTTAACTCATATAATTTATTATTATTTTCTAATAAATCAATAATTTCATTAGATATATCATCATATATATATTCAAAAATTATTTTTTCTTTAATTTCAGTTTCCAATAATGAAATTAAATCATTTAATGAAATTCTATTAATGTTTGATATTGGTAAATCTAAATTTGTTAATATATAAATAAATGTTGGATTCTCTTTAATTGTAAATCTTATTCTATGAATCCCCTGAATTATATTAGTTTCTCTTAATAAATATAATATAATATTAGGATCCACATTTAATAGATTTGACATTCTATTTAATTCATCTGGTCTTGGTTCTGGAGATCCAAAAATTACAACTATATCAAATGTATTGTAAAGATTAGTTCCTGAAATTGGATAATGATCTACAACTAATAATTTATTTTTAAGACTTTTAATATCTTGCTCATATTTTTTTCTGCAAATAACTAATACCTTTTTTTTATGTTTTCTTGTTATTAAATTTAATATGTATAATAATTTATCCTTTGCAGATTTTGAATTATCTAAAGTTTGCATTACATATTTACCACTAGTTATTTGATATATTACACTTCCATAAATATCAATCATATTAGAAGTGGATTTTACTGTTCGTTTAAATATTTGATTATAAAATGAAGTTGGTGTTGTTGCATCTAAAATTAATATTTTAGATGGTAAATCTAAACATTCTAAATTATAATAACTTATATCAATATAATTAATTTTATTATTAAAAATTCTAATTATATCCGATATATGATTTATAGTTTTATTTATCTTATATTGATTATGATAATATTTTAAATATCGTATTAAATTGAATATTGGATCTATATAATTATAAAATAATCTATTATATTTTTCATAATAATCAAATAATGATAGATTAAATTCCTCTAAAAAATTATTAATATTTTTTAAATTATATTTTTTAGTTATATAATCAATAATTAATGTTGATAAATTATTGTAATTTAATCCATTCTTAATACCATTTGAAAATCCTATTAATAAATTAATTATAAATATTTTTTCATCAGAATCATTCAATTTATAAATAACATTAGCAGTTTTTGTAATTGTTTTATAATCAATATGATAATGTTTATATAATGAATTTAAAAAAAATTCATCAATAACAACAATATCTACTAAATTATTATGTTCTACAATATAATTATAAACTAAACCATCTAAATGGCTATGAACACCAAACCAACTTAATGCAAATTGTAGTAAATTTCGATAGTTAATATAATATTCACAATTATTAAAATATTTACATTGTCTACATAGATATTTTATATCAATATTATAATTTATTGCTAATTTTTTATATTCTTCATTTAAGCAAGTTTTTATTCTTGATTTTATATGTGGATACTCAAATTTATTAGCGAATGGTGATTTTTTTATTTGTTCTTCAACTATATTATGTTTTTGTCCAAGATAAATAAAATAACTATCAAATTTACTTAATTCTTCTAATGTTATTGTAGTTTTACCAGCACCTGCAAATTCATTTAAATGTAAATTATATAATGGTGGACATGGTAATGTTAAATAATTTGAAATTGATGCTCTAATATTATTTCTGATGGTTTCTAAATCCATAATTAATATTCTCCATTAAATTTTTTGCTTGTTTTAAAGATATATTTAATATTTCTGATAATAGAATATCATTTAATTTTAATAAATCTTCTTTTGATTTTACATTATTTTCATAAAGTTTTAATGCATATTTTATACCGATTCCATTAATTTCTAATAATTCCACTAATTTATTATCAAGTATCCCATAGCTACATAAAATTGATAATTTATTTAATGAGTTTGATAATTTTCTATTATTATATAAAATTATAGATGCAAATTTAAAAATTTTTTCACTAGCTTTTTTAATTACAAGTTTATCTGATTCTGAAATATATAGATTTTGATTAAAATTTAATTTTTTTGATAAGTAATCATAAAATGTAAAAAAATATGATTTAATTACATTATTAGATATTATAATTTTTATAGAAATAAACTCATTACAATAATCATTTAAATTAATAGCATTTATACAATATTTTAATTTTGCACAAAATAAACATTCATTTATTATATTGTCTTTATAATTACCAATTAAATCTAATTTAAAAATTGGCTTATCTTCCGATCTGATAACTACATTGTTAATTAATTCATCTATATCTCCAAATCTAATATATAATTCAGTAAAATCATTAATATTATTAATTAATTTTGATGATATTAACCATTTATGATATGTTGTAGGTTTAATCCAGAGTTTTACTAATAATTCGCCTTTTTTTGTTATTTTATATTCTTCATTATCATTAATTACTATTAAATCTAATATTTGAAGATAAAATAATATTTTATATAATTCTGTATCGCTTATTTCCTCTTTTAAAAATAATGATTTTATTATTGTTCTCAATGTTTTAAAATCTTTAACAATATTACAACTAATCCATTGTAATATATGTAAATCCAAATTATTTTTCATTTTAGATTCTGCTTTAGCTGGCACTTCACTCATATATTTAATTTCATTATAATAATTTGATGGAACAAAAAAATATACATATCCAATATTTTCCCAACCACAATTTTTACATTTATTATTTATCAATATTGAATTACATTTTAAACAAAATTCAGTTGGTCGGCCACTTCTTCCTATTGTTTGTTGCAATCTATTAGCATCAATTAATCTATTTCCTTTTAAACCATCATATTGCTCAATATCAAATAAAATAACTACATTAGCAGGCAGGTTTATTCCAACTGATAATGTTGGTGTACAAGCAAGTATTTTTATTTCTTTATTTCTATATTTAGTTTCAATTAATTCTCTAATTTCTTTACTTAATCCAGCATGATGATATGCATATCCCATATTTATGCATTCATAAATATTCTTTTTATTAGTTAATTCTTTAATTATATCTTCAGATCTTGCTCTAGAAGTAGTAAATATTAAAAAATTATCATTTAAATGTTCAACAGAATTAAGTATTTTTACTAATTCTTTTATTTTTTCATTAAAAGATTGCTTTTTATTCTTATTATTTATGATAATGTATTTTTTTATTAATGGTATTGGTCTATTATCTGATGTTATTAATTTTGAATTTAACCATTGAGAATATTCTTCTTTATTTAATAAAGTAGCACTTAAATATATATATCTAAGATTATTAAACATAATTTTAGATAAAACTATAATATTTTCAATGATACTTCCTCGCTCTTCATCCCCTATTAAATGAGATTCATCAATTATTAATAATCCAACATTTTTCATTATTAAATTTCTTTTTTTTTCATTTATTAAAATCAAATTAAATTTCTCTGGTGTAAAACAACCAAAAAGCCAATTTTGATTATTTATAGTATTAAAATTAATATCATGGTCTCCATCACAAATAAATATGCTCATATTTAATTTATTAGTATATTTACGAAATGTTTCATACATCTCATTATTTAAACTTTTCATCATTCCTATATAAATCGTTTTTAATTTGAATTTATTATATAAATATAATGCACAGATAATACCAATTATAGTTTTACCATAACCTGTTGGTAATACGCATAATATATCATTACCTTTTATAAAATCAATTATTGCTAATAATTGTTTATCTCTTAATTTATAATTAATATTTATATTTGTTTGAGTTTCTAAATATTTTATTAAATCAGTTCTATTAATTTGTTTCATTTATTAAATACCTCATAAATTTTATTTGATAAAGATTCAGAAAAATAGTTTTTCAAATTTTCAATTGATGCATTAGCTATATTTTTGATAGTTTTAAAATTATCAATTAATTTCAATGCTTTTTTTTCTCCAATACCATTAATAGCCATTAACATTTGTATTTTTTCATTTTCTATTGATGGTGTAAATTTTTTATATGATAATATCTTATTTGATATTCCAATTGTAAGTTTTTCTATAAATTGATAAATTATATAAGCTGTATTTGAAATGTCAAATGAATAAATAATTTTTATATTTCTTAACATTAAATCTACTAAATTTGTATCAAATATTTTTTGTTCTTTATTATCAAGAATTATATAATTACATTCTAGTATTAATATAGTATTATATTGTTCTAATATACTTTTTTGTTTTTCTAATCTTTTATCATATACAGAATTTAAAAAGTCACGAAAAGTTTTTCGTTCGAATATAACATTACCATAAATTATATCACCAATATTAAGTCGTTGTGTTATAATATTTATTTGTTTATTTTTTATTTTAAAAATATCTAATATTTTATTTTTTAATTTTTCAGGTTCTCGATTATCAATTATTAATGTATTAAAACTCATAAAATATTATTTTTAATACTAAAATTTAAATTTTTAAGAAATATTTAAATACTAAAATTGATTATTTTAAATTAAATAAATTAAAAAAAATTTTATGAGTTGAAATTTTATGTCATCACCATTAGGAGAATTTGAACCAAAACAAGAAAGTAAATCAATAGAAAGCCCAAAAGAAGAAAAAAAAGAAAGAAAAAGAAAGAAAACTGGAACAGAACCAAAAAGAATATTAATTTCTAAAGCATATTTTAAAAGAAATAAACCGAAGCAAAAAAGAATGTCTAATAAAGCTGCTAATGAATTAATTAGTGTAGTAAAAAATTTTAGTGATAACCTTCTAAAATGTTCAGGTGAGTTAGCTGACGTTGCAAAAAGAGTAACTATTCGACCCGAGGATGTAAAATTTTGTTCTGAACAAGAAGAAAGTAAAAAAAAATAAAATTATAATTATTTTAAATATTATTTTTTTAATATTTCTCATTTTTCAAATTATTGAAAAATAATTTCAAAAAAGTAAAAATTAGATCCAATAAAATTTAAATATACTAAAAAATCTTTTTTCACGTTTTTAAAATCAAAAAAAGAAAGGAAAATTAAGATTATAATTCTTCGATTTTTTGTTCATCTTGTTCTTGTTTTGCTTGTTTAATACTTTTTACATCAATTTTTTCATTTATGTGGCTTAATATTCTAATTAATTCTTTTGTAATATCTTGAATCATTTTTTCTTCATTTCTGATTACTAAACTAATTGTTCTTAAAAATTCAGAGATCCAATTCATCATTATATCATTAGTTAGATGTTTATCATCTTGATTTTTTTTGTATAAATAATATTGATTAATGGATTTAATAGTATATTCAATTAATGCATCATTATTAATTGCTGATGTTAAAATAATAGAATCAAATAATTTAGATGGTTCAATTAATTTATTTTCATTAATTGATTCATTAATCATATCTTTTAATTCATTTATTAATCGATTTTTATTTACTTTTTCATCTTGTAAATTTGTTAATATAGTCTGAACTGATTGCATAATACTGCTTAATGCTTCAACATAATGTTCCGAAGATGATCTTCCACCAAACATTATTTAATTCACCTATTTTAATAAAAATGAAAATATGAATATATATAATATTAAAATACCAATTATACTGAGAATTGTAAATATTTTTTTAGTTTTAAGTTGTGGTTGTTGTTGTTCATCTGAAATTTCTTCTATAATATCTTTAGTAATTTCTGTTTTTTTTGCTTTTTTATTTTTTTTATTTTTCAGATTATAATCTGATGCTACTAATTGTTTAATGCTAGTGACATAATCAATCCAAGCATTTCTTGATTCTTCAATTATAGCTAATTTTTGTTCATACATAATTTGTGATTCTTCAATTTTTTTCATTAATGTTAAATAAGTAGTAACTCTAACATCACCCATAATTTGTTTTAGCATATCTGCAATTTTTACTGCTTGAGTTCCTACTAATCCAGGAGCAAATGAAGTAAATAAAATTGGTATTTTATAATCAAAAAATGAAACTTCACCAAAATATTCAAAAATTCCCAATGTATATAATATTGATATGAAAATATCATCAATTACAGTTTGAATTTCATTAAAAGTAAATGTATTTTCAAATGATATTGGTGTAATTATTATTGCTTCTTGTTCTTCTTTAATTTTTTCTTCTTTGGTATTTAATAATGTTTTGTCTTCATCATCTATAATTTTAAATTTAGCAAATGTTATTGTATAAAATGGTATAACTAGCATTAATTTTTTTTTAATAATCATTCTAATTAATTGATCTAATTCTGGTGGTGTTAATTTTGGTAATTCTTTATTTGGATCTTTTAATATTAATTTATCTAAATCTTCTTTATTATTTATTTCGAGCTTATTCTCGACTGATTGATTACTCTCATTAGATTGATTATTTTCATTTTTATTAATTTTTATATATTCATCATATAATGAAATGTATTGAAGAATTACTGGATTTATATATTGTGGATTCGATGATAAATAAGTATAAAATTTATTTTTTAAAGTAATCAAAAATTCATCAATTGACTCCTGGCTTTTATCTTTTTCATATTTTTTTGTTATTTCATTATAAAGCGATTTTAATTCAATTTCAGACATTAATCCTCTATTTAATAATTCAATTTGATAATAAGTACATAATGGATTATTAACTTCTACAGGTACTTTTTGTGTATATCTATTGATTATTTCACTTACATATTTCTTAAACAAATCAGAATTTTCTATTTTATAAAAATCATCATAAGATATTTCACATTTTTCAATACTTAGTAGTAATAATTCTTTTTCAACAAAATTTGCGTTGTCTTTCCAAATTAAAGCATGTAATAATTTTTTACCAGAATATTTTTCTAATATTTTTAATTTTTTTCCAATTAAATATATAATAAATATCGATATTGAACTAGCTATAATTAAGATTACATATATTAAAGCTAACCCCAATAAAAATGTAATAAAACCTGTATATATAGATAAGATTAATATTAAAAGCATTTTTTCTGAAAAATCTTTTGTATATCCTATTGGCATATTTTCACCTATTATTTATTTTGATTATATTAAATAATTAGAATATTTATGTTTTTTTATATTAAATAAGAATATTTATATATATATAATGATTTTATTTATATATATAATAAAAAAATAGAGGTAATTATTATGACTTCATTTGTTCCTGTATATATTGGAAATGATTTAGTTCCAATTAAATTTGGTGGAAAAACTAAAGATGAACCTTCATTCCAATTTATTGAATATCAGAATAAAGTATATAATTTAAAACGATTAAAACCTGATGAAAGATGGATTTTAAGAACACCAGAAGTAAAAAAATTAGTTTTTGATACAAGTGTTGAAGATGTAAGATCTGCTTATTTAGCTTGGATCCCAATGGAATATGCTGATAAAATACCAGATAATTTAAAATCAATTAATATTAAATTACCAGATGGTTCTAAAATGGCATTACCAATAAAAAAAGTAACAAAATGGAGTAGAGGATCAAAAGCTATTTGGTTCGAAGGTCAGCCATTATTAAAATTGGATAAAAAAGTTGTAGAAGATTTGGTAAAAGAAGGCGCAAGTATGGTTGGTTATAGTTTTGGTGTAGATGGTGCGGATGGATTTGAAGAAATTTGTTTTGATGGTCAAGATGAGGATATAGCTCCAGCTTATACTCTAAAGAGGGAATTAAGAAAAAAAGAAATAAGACCTGCTGAATTGGAAGGTGTTGGTGGATCTCAAATTAATATAGATATTGGTGAACCACAACCTGATGTAGAAAAATGGAAAATATATCCTGAAAAAGGAGTTGCTTGTAGAGCTGTAGAATTACCACTTACTAAAGTTAAACCTACTACATATAGAGTTGAAGAAAAAACAATTCCAGCTACTACTTATTACAGGGGAGGAAAAAAAATTAAAAGAAGCGAATATACAAGATCTGGTGGCGAAATAGAAAGAAAAGGATATACTCGTAAAGGAACTAAATTTGAACGATGCATTCCAATTAAAAAAATCAAAAAAGAAGAAAAATAAAATTATTCAGTACATTTTAGTATATCTTTAAATAATTCTTCTTTTTCTTTTAATATTTTTTCAAATTGTTCTGATGGTAATAAAAAATAAATTTGCGTTGATATTAATTCAAATTGTATTATTAATGGCATAATTAAATTAATGCTTCTAAAAAATTTAATAATTTATTTGTATTAATTAATGCATAATAAAAATTATATCTTATTCATATTTAAATATTTGTGAGACATAATATTTTAGCATTATTTATTTTTTTAAAAAGTAACAATAATTTTTCTTGATTATTTTCATCTAATAAAAATGTAAAGTATGGTGCTGAATCTTTAAACATATATTTTATAATAATTTGATCTACATCAAATTCAATAGTTTCTTTATATTCATCTATTTTAAATGTTTTACTATTTATTTTTAAAAATGGTTTACCTAATAATATAGAAGTTGTTGTATTATCTTCATTATCAATTTTAAATCCTTTAACAATTAATTTTTTATTATTATTATTAATATCGTAAATATATTTAAATGAATATTTATTTATATCAGTTTTAACATCAATATACATTTCATTGAAGTAATTAGCAATTAAATTTATTAGTCTTGATAATAAATTAAATTTATCATCTGGAAAATATACATATTCTTGCTCTTCATGAAGTTCAGCACTAAATAAATCTTCATTATCATTCAGAATAATTTTGTTTTCACTTCTACAAAATATTATATTGCTACTTTTTAATGAATTTTTAATATATTCTTTAATAGGCTCTGGAAATACTATATTACAACCAGATTTTTTAATATTAATAGTTTCAGTATTTTCATATAAATTTGGTGTTGTTGTTGGAAGATAAATCCAATATAAAACCTGAATATTATTAATATCTGTATAAATTACTGAATGTAATTTATATTCAATATAATTATTTGATATTGTTAATAAATAAGAATTTGTTGAATTTTCTTCACGAATAAAATAATTTGTTAATTCATTAAATAATTCAAATTCTTTAATATTCATAAGTTTCCTCCTCTTCTTCTTTTTCTTGTTTTTAATATTTATATTTATGAATTTTTTCATAATAAAATATTTTTGCATTATTAATTTTGGTATAAAGTATTAGTAATCCTTCTGAATTAATAAATGTTATATATACTATTTGCGCTTTTATATCATTAAATATAAAATTTATAATTAATGGTGTTATTTCAAATGTAATATCAGTTTGTAAAGGAGTTATAGTAGTCTCTATTTTATCAATAAAATTATATTTTAATTTTTTTTCAGCTATAATTTCATATTTTCCACTAATTATTAATGATAAATTATCTTTATTGTATTTTAAAATACATCCTTCTTTAATATCATCATATGATATTTTTAAATTTTGTATTGTATTAAAATAATTAGATATAGTTCTAATAATTCTCATAAAATTTTCAGTTTTAGCAGTTATACTCTTATTATATTTATTTATTTCATTTTCATTTCTATTTGATGGATATTTACAAATTAAATTATTACTTTCTTCATTTAAAATTAAACTTTCTTTATTTTTGTTATAACAAAACATTATATTCTTATTGAATTGTTTTAAATGTTTTATAATATTATTTGGTACTTTCAAATCTACATTGCTTATGAATGTTATTGAATTATCAGAAGATTTATATAAATTTTTTCCAATTGTATTTAATACAAATGCATAATATATATCATCACCATACCACGAATAATATTCAATAAAATTATTTGTTATATATAATTTATAATATTTTTCATCTGGAAAAAAACTTGATAATTTATTAAAAGTTTCAAATTCTGTAATATTCATAATTACCTCACTTAATTGATTTATATTATATATCTTTACAACTAATTATTTTTTCCTCTTTTTTTTCAATATCATAACCTTCATAAGCTCTTGGTGCTATTGCTATTGTTATGTAATTAACTTTTAAAAATATTGGTGTTTCATCTCTACAATATATTGTTAAATTACAATTGAAATCTTTTAAACTTTGTGTAATAAGATCATAACTTAATAATACCTCTATTATATCTTTAGATTCTATTATTTCATTAGGTACAATATTATTAGTTATATTATATGTATTAGTATTAACTATTTTACCATTATTTGAGATTAAAATCATTTGGTTTACTCCTTTTGCTGATGTTAGTATATATATATAAACATTTTGTCCTTTATTTATAAAACATACTGTTTTGTCTATATTATCGTATAAATTTTTATATTGAGAAAGTAAATTATATAATTTATTACTATTTATTACAAATTTTAAAAATGGCATCTGTGTTTCATCACGATAATTAAAAATGGAATTTGCTCTTTTATTTATTTGTATTATAAAATCATCGAGTTTCAATGTAGAATATAAATTACTATTATTTTTTAAGTATTTTTTAAATAAATAAAACATTTTTACTCCTATTTCAAATGAAAATGAATCTACAATTTCTTTTTCATTAATAATAAAATCTTCTTTTTTTAAATTAAAAATAATTACCGCAGTGTTATCTTTTTCAAAAAAATAAATTTTATAGGTTTCATTATTTACATGAATAGTTCCATCTTTTTTCCACATTTTTTTAGATAAATCTATTATTTGTAATAAATAACTTCTTATTATATTATTTAATTTTATTATTTCCATATATCACCACTATTGTTTACATTTTAAACCCATAATTAAATTATTAATATTTTTTTTTGGATCCATTATTATTATATTTTTAATATTCTCTTTTAATTTATTATTTTTTTCATTAATTTGTTTTGTTAATTCTTCTTTAATTTTTCCATGTTTTTGTTCTTCTCTTATTTGTTCTTTTTTTATATAATATTGAACCATAGGTGTTTTTAATTTTAATTTTAATTTTATTACATCATCAAAATATTCTAATGCTAGTTTTTTAATTTTATCTATTTTTATATTAACTCTTATATAGTTTTCAAATTTATTTCTGAGATTTTCAATTTCATATTTTTCAGTATAATATTTGTAATCATTAGGATGAGTTAAATTTGGAATTATATTATCTAATCCATTTGTAATTTCATTAAAGATTTCATTCGGATTTTGTAATGATACATTAAAAAAATCCTTAAGTATTAATTTTTCAATTACATTAGAAAAATAAAAAGAATATTTATTATTCCAATTTATACACATTATTTCCTCATTTAAATAAATAGTAATATTATTTATTTCTTTTGATAAAAATTTAAATATATTTTCTTTTTTCTTTTTAATAAAAAAATATATAGAGCTGTAATTTTTATTTATTTTAGCTAAAAATATTTTATATAGTTCATTACATTGTTTATATATTAAATAAATATTATTATTTATATAACATAGAATGAACTCATCGATATTTTCTATAATATTATTCAATGATGATATATTAATATTAAATTTAATATCAAATTTAATATTAGGTTTAATATCATTTTCATCATAATAAATTTCATTCATTACTAATTTATAATAAAGAAAATCATCAATACTCTGATATTCATCTTCTTTTCCTGCTGGATTTAAATAATAAGTCTTTTTTTTATCAAAAACATCATAAATTTTTTTAATGATTTTTTTCTTATTACTTTTATTATATTTTGATATTTTAAAATACAATGTAAATATTAGGTTATTTTCTGGCAAATTTATATTTGATGTTATAAGTGTTGTTTTATTAGAATCTAATAATGAAATTGATACTTTATTTTCATTTACATGTATAAAATACTTATTAAAATAAGAATCATAAATTGAATGTGGTTCTTGTGGTTCTACTTCCAAAATGATATTGGTTATATATTGTAATTCTTTTAAAATATTTTCATTAATTGGAGTATCTTTATTTTTATATTTGATAATTAACATTCATTTATCACTTAATTAATAATAAACATTATCTATATTTAAATTTTTTTATGTAAATTAAGATTTTTGAAATATTAAAAATTTTCGTATTGTAAATCCTTTCATTATCTCAAATTCTCTTGAACATTTTGCTTTTTTGGGGCAAAAACCAAAAAAAAGAGAACTTTTTATCCATAATAGAAAATAATTTTTTGCAACATTTAAATATTTTTGGATCCAATATTCCCTTTATTGCATAATTTATTGTAAAATCTATTGAATTTATTTTTTCTTTTAGGTATGAAGTATTTACAATAATAAACAAAATGAACTTCGTCCATTAATTCTAATTCTATCATTTTAGATTTTAAAAAAATTAATTTTTTTTATATTAGAAATCATTTTATTATATTCTTCTTCAGTAATAGATTCATAAGGTGGTTGATTATAAGAATGCTCTTCAATTGGTAAAAATGATAAACTTTTTAGATTTGATTTATGAGCTTTTTGAATTATATTAAGAATATCTTTTTCTTCATCTTTTTTAAATGTAATAGTTACTGAAACTTGGTTATCGCTCCAATATGTTTGATAATCTATAACATTTTGTAGTTGTTCTTCCATTGAAATATCAAATCTGGATTTTATAAAATTTTTATTTTTTATTGGAAATTTAATGCAATAACTATTTTTATCATAAAAATCTTCTTCAATTTCAAGATTCAGTTCTTTTATAATTGAAAGCAATGGGCTTGTTTTAGCAATTCTAACTCGCCTAATATAGTATTTAGAATATGGATAATGAATTCCTGAATTTACATTAGCTAATATACTTGTAGTTCCGCTAGGTTTAACAGTGGTAATTTTTATTGATGTTGGAATATTATGTTTAATGCTAAAATTTTTATCAATTTCTCTAATATATTTATAATATTTATCACAATAACTAAGAAGTTTATCTCTTCCAAATTTAGCAAAAGCATCTATTATTCCAGATTGGGAAATTCCAATTCTTCGGTTTATTTGCATAATATTATTTGTAATTTCCCAATGAACTGGCAATAAAGTAACAATTTTAGCATATATATAAGATATATATAAGGTTTTTTTATAATTTTCTAAATCATTATGATTTGATGGGAATGTTTCTATTAAATTGCAGAGTTCTGCATTACATAGTGATTGTTCGCCACATGGATTAGTTCCCATTACAAATCTATCTAAATATAAATTATCTCTATCTATTAATCTACCATATTTTCTTGCATTTTCAAGCCAAAATATCCCAGGTTCTCCATTTATTTTTATACATTCTACTATTTTATTATAATCAACATTATTATCATATATAATTACACTATTATTGCTTGCCCATCTATATTCTTTTAATTGCTCATAATCAGTTTTTAATAAAATAAAATCATCATCATCAATATTACCTAAAGCTATTTCTGCACTTCTTCTTACATTACCAGAAACAACACATTTAGCAATTAAATTCATAATATCAACTATTATAGTAGATGTTATTGTTTTTCCTATATTATTATTTAATATTTCAGATATTTTATTAATTAATTCTTTAAGTGGCTCTGGACCTGATGAGATTCCTCCAAATCCTTTAATTGGTTCACCTTTTTTTCTTATTTTTGAATAATCAATATTTTTTGGTATATAGGATCCTTTGAAATATCCTTGTAGAATAGTTGATAATAATTGAATCCATCCAGTTCTACTATCATGCACATAATAATCAAAATCTATATATTGTGGATTTTTTATTATAATTTTATTTCTACCTAAAGTATCAAAACCTACACCAACACCTAGCATTAAAGCATCCATACACCAAATAAATGGTAAATCAAAATTCATATTTATATCTTGAGTTGATATAAATCCACAATTATTAAGTCCCATTGAACCATATTCATACATAAAATTAGTTCCCATAATCCATAAACTTCTGCCTGATGGTAATGCTTTAAATGTAAAAAAACATTCATACATATCTTTGGCTATATTTGTAATTTTTTCTAAATTTACTTCAATTCCTTTATCATAACAATATGATAAATAAATTGAAAAACATCCTTCAACACATCTTCTAATTGTTTCATAAAAATTTTCTAATCTATATTTTTCATTATCTTCTTTTATTATTCTAGCATAAGTCCTATTATAAGTAAACCATCCTAACAAATTATCTTGAAATGGTTCCTTATCTTTATATTTAGCAATAAAATCTTCTTGTAATTTAAAAATAGGTTTAAATTTTTTAATTTTATTCTCAAAATTAATTATTGATGGATTAGAAAATTCATTTAAATCTTTATATGAAATTAAATTTAGATTTGAATATTTATTTTTAATTTTATTAAAATATAAAATAGAAGTTGTAAAATCATATCTATTTTTAATATGCAACCAATCAAAAATATTAAGTTCTATTTCACTCATTTAAAGGTCTTTCTCCCGTTTATTTTTAATATAATATTTTTATTTTAAAAATTTAAACTTATATAATTTAAAATTTCAATTGAAATAAATTTAATTAAATAAATATAAATTTGATAATTTTTTATATTTACTTATGGATTTTAAAATACTTTATGCTTTAAAGGATAAAATTAGGTATGATAAAGTTGAGAAGATAACACAACTTAAATTAATGAATGATGATCTTATTAATTGGTTAAAAATGTCTGGTGAAAAAAATGAGGATGGTAGTTATAAATATCCAGATCATTCTGGAATAATATTAATAATCGGTATGCGTCGTTCTGGTAAGGGTGTATTATCTTGGAAGATTATTGATTTAATTAAAAAATATGACCCTGAAAAATCTATTATGATTTATGGTGCAACACAACAATATATTGATTATTTAAAATCTATTGGTTTTAAAAATTCAATGAGTTTTAATAATTTTGAAGATATGGTGAATAATTCAATTGTTTTTATTGATGAAGGAATTATTAATACAAATGCAAAAGAAGCTTTAACAAAAAGAGCGAGAAGTTTTGAAAAAGTATTAGCTGTATTATCACATAAAAGAATTATAATGATTGTAACTACACAGACATTTGGTTTATTTAAGCAATTAACATTACAATCTAATATTATTATTTATAAACAATTAAGCACAATATTATTAAATAGAGAGAGAAATGATAAATTTTTATCTAATTTTAAACATTTATTAGAAAAATTAAATAGAAATACTGCTATTATTGAAATGACAATTCCAGGTTATAAAAGCGGTGTAGGTAGATTAAAATTAGGGGATCCTCCTTCTTGGTATACTTCGATTTTAAGTGAATCTTTTAAAGATGTAGATTTAGATTTTGAAGCGCATAAATTAGCAGATCGTAGAATGAGAATAAAACAAGTCGCTAAAGAATTATATAAAGATGGAATTATTCCTGATGCTAAAGATAAAACAAAATTATATGCTATTAGGGGTTATATTAGAGATAAATATTTTGATGATAAGTTTACAAATCAAGAAATTTCACAAATTTTAGAATATATTTTTAGTATAATGTATAAATATGTTGAAGATAAAGATATTAACAATAATAATCAAGAGGATAATGATGAAAATGAAGATGAAGATAATATCAAAAATAAATTTGTAGATATAACCGATAAAGAATTAGAAATTGCAGAATTATTTGCAAGTGGTAAAACTTCTCATGATTTTAATGACATGGGTTATAATGCTAGAAATGTAATGAAGGCAATTAGAAATTCATTAAATTTTTTATTTAGAATTTATAAAACTAAAAGTGAATCTGATAAAGAAGGTAATAAATATGAAAGACTAATTGCTAATTTTTTTATTGAAACAGGAGATTATTGTATGAGAGCTTTAGCAAGTGGTGGAAAAAGAGGAGAACATTCATCAGATCCAGATATGATTCATTTTACTAAAGATGGCGAAATTAGGTTAGTTCAAATTAAAGTTAGAAATAGAACTGTAGATCATTTTGCACCTTATGATTTAGCTAGTGAATATGATTTAGAGGAATATTTAAAACGACTTGGTTTTGAATGTTCATCATGGTTATATTATCATGTTAAAGGAAATGATATTTCTAATATATTTATGATAAAATTGGATCCTAAAAATAGAAATAAAACTTTAAAAGTAGATTATTCTTTAAGGCAATATTGGTATATTGATTATACAGGTGAAAAAAATATTGAAATAAATGATATATCAATATTAAATTATTCTAATGATATTAATTAATTTCTTTTGCACATTTTATAATTTCACTAAATTTAGATCTTTTCCAGACTTCAACTTCATCAAAATTAGCAACTTTATTAATTGATTTTAATATAGTTGTAAATGAATGTTTATTATTTATTTCACTTCTTATATATATTAAAAATTGATATTGAATATTAAATGTAATTAATATATATTTATCATTACAAATTTTTGTTTGCCTAAAATCTGTTATTTTATTTGCACATCTTTTTATTATTTTTATAACTTTCAAATATGATATATTATCACTTATTTTTTCTATTTTTCTAGGATCCATCAAATCACCCTTATTTACTATATTAATTTATCAACAATAATTTTCTTATATATATTATTTATATTAAAATCTTTAAAAATTTGAATTAAAAATAAAATATCATTATTTGAATTATTTTTTAATTTATTCCATGCATTTAATATATTAATTAAATTATTTTTAAATTTAATATCCCAATTATAAGTTGGTCTAATGTTTTTTTTAATTAATGTAATATCTTTATTTACTGATAATTTAATTGAAATTCCTATTTTTGATAAATAATTAATTGATACGATTATATAAATATCATTATTATTTATATTATCTATTTTAACATAATAATAATTTTTATTAATTTCTATTTTAAAAATACCATCTAATATCGATGATAATTCTTTTTTAATTTCATTTTTAAATATAAATTGATTATTATTTCTTACAAAATTATGAATATTAAGTTTATTTTTTTTCTTTTTTATTAGAAATTTTATATTTCCTGATTTTTTAGAAATTATTTTATTTATATCATTAATATTTAACTTTTTAAATTGCTCTATATTTAATTTTAAATAAGAAGTAAATCTTTTTATGAGGAATTTATTTTTTAAATATAAATTAACATTATTAACTCTGATTTTTATTATATTTTTATTTAATATTTTAATATTTTTAAATGGAACATTAATAATATTTTTAATCATACTATATTTTTTTTAATCAAAATATAAAAATAGAATTATGTCTTTTTTATTTTATTTTTATATTTTAATATTTTTATATAAATTAAATATGTAATTAAATATGTTGTTATTGAAACAATTATTGATGTAGTTAAATTTATTATGAAAATATTAAGAATTATTGAAAATGTAATATTTAATGTTGTTAATGAAAGTATAATATTAATTCCTGCAATTAATAATGTTAATAATATCCGAATTGTTATATATATTATATTAATATTTTTGAATATAATTGAAAAATAAATTAATGTTAAAATAAATAATATTATTAATAGTCCAATAAATATTGAATAAAGTTTTAATGTATAAATTATAAATTCAAAATTTTCTCTAGATAATAATTCATATAATATTGATGAATATGCAAAAGATAATAAAAGATATAATAAAAAGTTATTACCAAATACAAATAATTTTAATTTTGGCTTTTTAATATCTTTTTCTTTAATTTTTGAAATGTTTGATTTATTCATTATATCACCAAATAAATATAATATGTTATATTTAATAAAATATGAGATAACAATGCAATATCAAATCTTTTAGTTGTATATATCATTAAATTTAAAATTAGAGATATTATTAATACAACTATAATTATATTTAATGAATTATTTAATAAATACATATAAAATAATAAATATGCTATTGAAGATAAAAAAATACTTAATAAACCAGCAAGTTCATCATTTTTCATAGCATTTTTTAAATAAATTTCTATGGTAATTTGTAATCCTAATCTAAAAAATATCTCTTCTGAAATAGCTAATACAATTAAAAACATTAATAAATCTATATTTACTATTATTATATTTAGATTATTCAAAATTATTATAATGGGATATAATAAAAATATAAATGTTATTATTGAATAGATAAAAATATTTTTTTCTTTTATTGCTCTTCCAAAATTAAATTTAAATTTTGTTGACAAAGAATATATTGTAAGACCACTAATATTAAGAATTAATAAAATATATAATAAATTGATAAATGGTTTTAGTTGAATTTCAAAAAATATCTGATTTGTATACTTGATTAAAAGATAAATATTTATAAAAATACTACTAAAAAATGTTGAAATTGTAAATATTGTTATTGGATATTTAATAGTTAAAGCTTTTTGTCTAATTTTTTTATATGATATAATTTTTTTCATTAATTTTCATATATTAATGATTACTTAAAAATTTAAATAATAAACTTATATAACTTTTTTTTTATTCTTCTAATTAATATTAGATCATCATAATTTATATTTTTAAAATTTAATAAATATTTTTTATTATTATCTTCAAAATTAACAATTATAATACATTTATCTATTATATTATCAATTTCTTTTATATATAATATAATTGTATATTTTTTAATTTTTTTATAAAAATTTAAAATTTTTGAATTTATTTTATGATATTTATTAATATTTTTTAAATTTATAAAAATAAAATATGCAAATCGAGTTTCATAATAAAAAATTTTCTCTATATTTTGTAAATCTTCATTTGATAAATTTAATAATTTATTAATTAAATTTACATTATTTAAATTTATTTTATAAATATGATCTATTATTTTAAATATAAAATTTTCTGTGCTTATATTTATTTCTCTATTCATGATGTAATAAATTAGTCATTATTTTTATTTTTTATCTTCTTTTGAAGTCATTTTTTCAACAGTTCTTTTTAAAGTTCTAATGCATTCTTTATTTGGTTTATCTAAATTACAAATAAGCGATTTTGATTTTTGTTTTATTATTATTTCTGTAGATTTCTCTCTAGATTTATTTACTGATTCTATGTATCTTTTTAAATAATCATTTAATGCATGTTCTCCTTTAGCTCCAGTTTCAATTTCTAATGTATAAGGATTAATAAATGATGGAACTCCAGGTAATTCATCTTTTATTTTTCCTGCTTTTTTTAGTTTTTCAAGTAATTGTTTATATTGCTCCGTATCTTTTTCTATTATATTAAATTTATTTTTAATTTTGAACTTATCTAATGCTTTTAATTGACCTTGACAAAAAGGACAAGTTAAACTTACAACTAATATTGGTTTTCGCATTGCCATATGAATAATAAATAAATATAAATTTTTAAATTTATTGTTATTTATTATAATTATGAAAAAAGAAAAAAAAGATTTATTTGGTAAAAAATTCTCTGATGCTAAAATTGGTGAAAAAAGAATAGTTGAAGTAAAAAATTAAAAACAAAAAAAAAAAAGAATTGTTGTTTTTGAACGGATAAATAATAAAAAAAATCCAAAATTAAAATGGAAAATTATTAGTAATAAACCATTTAATAAAAAAAATTTAAAAAAATATCTTAGTGAATAATATGAATTATATTGTAAATCAAGATGAAATAATTCAAATATTAAAGAGTAATAAAAATAAATTTAAATTAATTATAAAATTTAAAGAACCCGTTATAATTTCTAATTGTTATGATACTGCAATTGATTTAATAAATGATTTTTTAAAAAAAGTATTGGTTAATTGGTTTATTTGGGTTTGGTATTATAATATTGAATTACCAAAAAAAACTAAAAATGTTGAAATTATATTATATAAAAAATCAAAAGAAGAATTAAATTTAATTTATTTTTAATTTTTCAATTAATTTATCTTTCACAATTTTTTGATATTCAGATATTATTTTATTAACGAAATTTCCATCTTTTTTTAATCGATAAATAAAATCAGCTTTATTAGATAAATCAGAATTAGACTGAATGCTATTTGAAATTGTAATTAAATTATTGATTAAATCAACATCAGTATGAATATTAAATGTATTTTTTAAATATGATAAATATGGTTCATTTGGTAATTTAAATTCGTATTCCTTAAAAATAGATTTATTATAGCCCCACCATCTTACTGAATCAAAAAAATTCGTTAATCTAAATTTACTTTTGTTATTTTTTTGTTTATAATAAAAATAAATATCATTAGCTTTTTTTAGTAAATCATTTGTAATAAAAGAATTCAAAAAATCTGATGAACTATAATGTGTTAAAGAATCAAAAACGTCAATAATAATTTTTGATAATGTTTGTTCTTTTCTATTAATTTCCTTTTTTTTATTTTGATTTTCTGTAATATCGATTTCTTTCTTTTTAATTGATATAATCTTGGTATCAATAGATAATGCTTTTTTTTCAGGATTAAGTATATCTGCTAGTGTTTTCATTTTTTATCCTCCAATATATTATATATTTCATCTATATTTATATTATTCATATTAGCAATTTTTTGAGCTAAAAGTATAAATGAAATATCTTCGTTATCATCAATCATTATCTGTTTTGATTTCTCTTTAAAGAAATTAAATAGTTGTTTTATATTATTTATTAATTTTTCTAAAATAAGATTATATTTTTGAATAACACTGGAATTATTTTTTTCCATAAAAAATTCATAATAACCTTTTCCAGGGTTTATCTCTCTAAATTCTTTAATTTGCTGTTTTAATTTTGATGGAATAAAAAGAGAAATTAAAACAGCATTATCATCTTTAAACTTAGGAGGTCTACCATTTTGTTTTTTATTTTCATTTTCCATTTTTTTACACCTCATTTTTAATATATATATTTTAAAATATGTATTTCAATATATATATATTAATACACCTATTTAAATTTTTCGATGCATTTAAACTTTTTTATTTTTATTTAAAATTTTTATATATATATATAAAAATTTTCATATATATATATGTTTTATTTTCATATATATGAAAATAAAAATTTATTTTATTAATTATTTTATAACATATATGAAAAATTATAATACTATTTTTGTTTCGAAGTATAATCTTTTTATAACATTACAATATAATGGCTCATCATATCTTTTATCATTAATGACTATTGATGGTAAAAAATTTTCATTTGGTCTGACATATTATTTTGATATAGAAAAATATAGAAATAATATTCCTTATGATATTCCAGATGTTTTTACTATTTTTTATGAATATGGTAAATATTTAGTTGATGATGAAGTAGAATATAAAAAAATATATCAAATTATTAAATTAATTGAAGAAGCCAATATTGAGTTAAGAAAAAAAGCAAAAGAAAGAAAAAAATTACTTAAAAATTGAACTTTTTATGTATCAATACTAAAAATAAGAATAATATTTTTACTTTTTTAAGTGAAAATAGTATGAAAACCCTTATATATTTATATTTATATATATTATTGAGGTGATATTTTTATGTTTAAATGGCAAATAATTAAAAATAATTTTAAAAAGTATAAAATAAAACTCTTTTTTCCATATAATCAACAAATTATTAATTTTATTAAAAGTTGGGATTGGAATGAAACTCATAGAAGTTTCAATCCCAACGATAAATCTTGGGAGCTTGATTTGGAATCATATGAAAAAGTTTTTTCTTTATTATCAACATATGATTCAGATAATCTCCTGCAGTTTAAAAATTATATTTCTACTTTTTTAAATGATCTAAACAAAATATCTATAGTTGTTAATAGTAAAAATACAACTATTAACAACTTAGATGTTATTTTAAAAAAGGTGGATAAAGAGGAAATACGAAGAAAATTCGGTATCCAACTGTCGCCACAAAAAGTTCATTACATCAAGAAGTACAATCCAAAATACCAAGATTGGGACGGTATCATACTTGCTAATATTCAATATGATTTTCAAAATAATCAATTGATAATTGGAAAGGCATACACACAATCATTCATTGATTTCTTAAGACAATATGGATTTGCATTGGATAATATCAAAGAGGATTTTCAATTGAAGTATATTAATGATGGGGCTATTACTTGGAACAATGAAATAACATTGAGACCATACCAAAACGAGGTTATAAATTTGATTCAGGAGAATATCAAAAATAAATATGGAATGAGCTTTCAATTACCAACTGGAACTGGAAAAACAATTGTTATCTTAAATTTGATTTACAGATTAAAATTGAAGACATTGATACTAGTAGATACTAAGGATTTATTATACCAGTGGCACAATGAAATAAAACGTTGTTTAAACTATGATGCCGGAATTGTAGGTGATGGGCAATTTATATTAAAAGATATAACAGTGGCTACAGTTCAGTCCATTTGGAATTACCTTAAACAATGTGGATATAATAATAATGATAATGGATACAACGGATTACTTGACGAATTAATTGAAAACGAGGGAATAGATGAAGACGATGAAGCACCAATTACAAATGAATTCTTTAGTAATTTTTCATTAATAGATTTAGACGAAATGCATATCGGAGCTGCAAATACATATCTTAAAGTATTAAAATCTTTCTCAACAGCGTATTACATTGGACAAAGTGCTACAACATGGAGAACCGACAGAATGGAAAAACTTTTATGGGGCATTTTAGGAACTGTTGATTATAAATTAGAAAGGAAGACTGCAGAAGAAAATGGTTATCTTACAAAAACGATAATAAAAATTATTGATGGCATTAATTTAAGCGATTATGATGATGATACAAATTTTCAGACAATTAGAAAATCTGTGATTACAGATGAATACAGAAATAAATTAATTTCAGATATATCTATAACTTTGCCTAAACCATGTTTAATTTTGACTGAGCAAGTAAATCATTTAAATAACATAAAAACTGCATTTGAAAAATACCATCCAGAAATTAAAATAGCTACATTGACGGGAAAAGATAAAAGTGAGAAAAGAGAGGAAATAAAAAGTAAATTCTTAAATGGAAACATTGATGTCTTGATAACAACAATATTCAAAAAAGGAACTGATATTCCTTCGATTAAATCGTTAATATTATCATTCCCAATGAAGAGTGATGTAGCAATAATTCAAATGATCGGCCGTGCATTGAGATTACATAATGGAAAAAACGAAGCTATTATAGTGGATATAAGAGATACAGGGAATAAATACGTTAATGATTGGTTTAACGAAAGAATTAGTACTTATAAAAAAGAAAAATGGATTAATTAATTTTGTTTTAATTTCTTTTTTTAAATTTCTCTTTTTGTAAAATTTTTTATTTTACTCTTTTTATTAACTATTTAAATATAATAAATTTAATAAATAAATTAGTGATAATTATGATATTGTTAAATAAAAAAAAGGTAGAAGAAAAATTAGAAAAAATTAAATCTGATTATAGCACTATGGCTATTGAACCTACTTTAGTAATTGGTGTTTTTGATGAAATCTTAGATAATGAAAAAAAGCAAAAAAAAGCATACTTTGAATTACTTAAAATATTAGAAAAAATTATTCCTTTAAGTTGTTTTACGGAGTTACATTATGAAGAGTATTTTGATGAGAAGAGATCGAATGAATTTGGTATAAAAATTGGTACTGCTCCTGATGAAGAAATTAGTATCGTAAATATTCAAGAAGTTGAAGATAAATTAAAGGAAATAAAATCTAAACAAATTACAGAAGATATTATTTTTATTGCTATTGATACACCAATTAATTGGAAAATTCAAATGAAAGAATTTGAAAAGATAATAGAAAAATTAGTTAAAAAATATTTAGGTTCTAAATATATTTGGAGTTTAAATAAAGAACCAATTAAATGTCCTACATTTTATTATATTTATGAATTAAATATAAAAATGAAATAATTTTTTTATTTAATTATTTTTTTTAATGTGATATTCTTTTAATGCAGTTAATAAGTCATTTAAATCTAATGGATTTAATTCTTTAAAACTAAAAATTACTTTACCTAATAAAACTATATATATGAAATAAATTGATTCTAATGTTATTTTTTTATGTGGTAAAATATTATCAAATAAATATTTTATTGTTGAATAGAAATTATTATTTTTATTTTTTAAATATTCAATTATAGTTTCTAAATTAATAATTTCATTATTTAATTCATTATTATTATTCATTATAAACACCCCATTTAAATATATTTATTGTATTTAAATTTTCTTGTAATCGTTCAACTAAATCTTTTATTGGTATATCAAATCTTTCATTAAAATATAAGATTATATATATAATAATATATTCAATTGCATTAAATTCAAATTTTTTATTTTGTAAATTTTCTTCAATAAAAATTAGTAAATCAAGTATATCTTTTTGTTCGTTAAATATTTTTATTATATCATCTAAAGTAATTATATCTTTTTCATTCATTTCAATATTAATATTTTTACAAATATATATAAATTTTTATTAAAAAAATAAAAAAAAAATAATATTAATTTATTTTTTTATGTTTGTAATCTAACTAAATAAAAAACGAATTTTATTTTTTGCATTTCTTCTTCTGTTAGAACAGCACCTTCTGGTAATCTGGTAAGTAATTGTAAAACGATTAATTCATCGCAAGGTGTTAAATTAATGTTAATTCGGTTCATTTTAATTTCAGTTTTAAGTAGTTTAGTTAAGAAATCTGCAGTCCCTTGATGCCCTATTGCTGAGATTATTTGTTTATTTTTTATTAAATTTTTTACAGTGCCAATGTTGATTTCATTTATATTTAAATTACAATAATCTATTTTATTTTTTGTTAAAAAATCTGTAATCATTGATAACGAAAAAGCATTAGATATATACAATACCATTTCTTTACTACCTCTTTTATATTTTTATTATGTTTAATATATATTTTTTAATTATTATATTTAAATTTTATTTTTAAAATTTTAATTATTTTTTTTATTTATAGAATATTTTTATTATATGTAATAGTTAGAAAAGAGTATACTAAAAAAAATTTCTATAAATTAAAAAAAATTATATTAAAATACCCTTTTTTTTCAAAAGCGACTCGCCAGCTCCCTTGTAGGAGTGAAAAAGCGTTTTTTTATGATATATAATACAAATAAAATGTTTATATATATTAATTTAAAAATATAAATTATGGAAAAAAAAAATATAACAATACGAATTTTTGATTATTTTGCTAATACTAATTTATTAACGAAATTTTCTAGAATAATAATTCAAAGTTATTCTAATTTGTTAGCTGAAATTGATAAATTAGGATATAAATCAGTAATTATTTTTTTAACTCCTGAAAAATATGAAAAAATAAAACATATAAAACGAAAAAGCTATTTAATAAATTTATTTTTATTATTGGAATATTTAATTAAAAATAATGAAAATCAAAATTTAAATAAAATATGTTATAATTGTAATAAGAATATTTGTAAATATATAATTATTGTTAATAAAGATATAATATTATCTTGCGATGAATGTAAATCTGAATTAATAAATAAACTTTTAAACAATAAAGAAAAATTTGAAATAATTGAAAGAGGAAAATTGATATGAGACAATTAGATATTTATATATTAAATTTTTTAAAAGAAAAGGAAAAAAATGTTTCTGAGACAATAAATAAAATATTTGATAAATATGGTGATTTAATAGGTGAAATTGATAAAACTAAACATAAAATAACGGGTATATCTTTAAAATATTATAATTACAAGAAAATACAAAATATTAAAAGAAAATGTTATTATATTGGTATTTTTATTAGTATAATTAAATTACTAAAACAATTACAATTAGAAAATATAATACATCCAAATTTTTTATGTGATAAATGTCATAAAGAATTTTATAATTATGTTTTTATTGTAAATGAAAAAGCAGAATTAGTTTGCTTTAATTGTTTATCTAATTTAAAAGAATTGTATATGAATGATAATTATAAAATAATTAGAATTAATTAAATTAATGGTGATTTTTTTAAACATTTAGGATCACATAATTTTAATTTCTTAAATATATTACAACTTGGAAATAAGAAATAATCATTTTTCATTATATATTTAAATTTTTTTCCTTCATGCCCATCATGATTTCGTAAATATTTTTTACCAAAATAATGTTCAAATTCATTTGGATTTAATACATTTTTTAATATTCCGACAATTTCATTTGGAAATAATGGTATATCTGTAATTAATTGAGATTTAAGATATAAAACTAATAAAAATAAATATGTACCATGTAATTCTTTAATATTTATTAAATTTTTTATACAACTTGGAAATAAATCAATAATTTTTTTATATTCTATATTAATATCTTTTTCTACAATTTCAAAATTAATTTCATCTTCAATACAAAAATTAAAAGATTCATCTAATAAATATTGGTATTCCCATAAATTTAAAAATTTAGAACCACAATAAATATTATTTTCATAATTTGGTTGTTTTGCTTTATTTATAAAATAATCAATATTATTATTTTCAACACTATTTGGATTTATGGCAATACAATATCTTGAAATATTTTTTTTAAAATTAAAACTATTATGGATCCTAAAAATTCTGTGTATATCACCAATAATTTTTTTATCGCAATTTAAATTTAAATTTTTAATTAACATTAATTGGTATGCTTTTAATAAATCTTTTGGATAAAAATCTGGAATTGTTATAATAAAAAAATGAAAACCTCCACCACTAAAATGGATCCTATGTATTAAATCTAAATTTTTACAATAATTATGTAATTTCTTTACATCTTCTAATGAATTTAATCCATCAAAATCAAAAAAAATTTTGTTTATTAATGGTTTTCCATATATTATCTTTCTTGTATCTTTTTCATATTCCAAAAATGAAAAAGAATATAAACTTGTATAAATATCACAATGCTTACCATATTTTTTTATAAAATCATCAAATTCTATTTTATTTCGAACAATATTTTGATATGGATTTCCAACAATTCTTGGATATTCATTATAAAAGTTTATTTCTAATGTTGTCATCTATTTCACTTCCAAAATATTTTTTAGTTTTTTTATATTTTAAGCAATAATCCCAGAAAAAATCACATAATCGAGGACAAGATTTATTTGGATTTGGTTGAAAATCATTAATTTCTATTGAATCAAAAATATATTCAATTTTTGATAAAATTAAATTTAAAATTTCATTATTAAATTTATTAAGTTTAATTTTTTCTAATTTATCAAAAAAAATCATTGTATAATATTCAACATCGTTATAATTTAAATATATATTGAGTGGTTCTATTTTATTTTCTGAATTTACTATATATGCATCTTTTTCTAATAACAATTTATAAAAATGCATTTCCAAATCTATTGAAACTTTATTATAATAATTTTCATATTCTTTATATTTTCCAAATTTATATTCAATAATTGCAAATTTATTATTTGATAAAAAATCTATACGATCAATAATTCCCATAATATTATATGTGTAATTCTCAATTGGTACTTCTAATAAAAATGGATATATATATTTTTTAATTATGTGCTTTTCATTACCCAATTTATTAGTAATATCTGTTATTCTATTTTGTTCAAATGTAATAAAAGATTTGGATAATCTTAAAATTTCTTCATTATTTTTATATTCTTTTGGAATATTTTTAATATAGAAGTTTAATAATTCATCAAAATCATTTCTTTTTATTAATTCAATTGGTATTGTTCTCCAAAAAATTTTATTCATTAAATGTAAATTATGCCCTAATACCATCTCTTTTGTTTCTTTTATTGGTAATCCATAAATCCATTGATATTTAAAAGATAAAGGACAATAATTAAATTTCATAAATCTAGTTTTGCTAATTAATCGTAAATTATCAAGAATTTTAGAAATATGGGCAAAATCAATTTTAATATTTTCATCATCAAATAAAACATTTATTACATATTTTAATTCTTCATCTGTTCTTTTCTTAGACATTATTATTTTTTTAATCATAAAATAAAATTTTTAATCAATATTTTTAAATATAAACTACATAAAATTAATAAGTAATTTATTATCGATCATTTTCCAAGATAAATTAATAGAATTTAATAAATTTTCTATTTTATTTTTAATTGTTTTTTCTATTAATGTATCATAATCAATAGCTAATTTTAGGCATTCAGGTAAAGAATTATTTTCATCTAAAGCTATCATTTGGTAATTATGTTTATTGTTTATTCGCTCAAATCTTTTTGGTAATAAACATTTTTTTACATATATGAATTTTGGTTTGCTACCCATATTATATCTTGTTTGTGCATTCCATTCAGGTAATCCAGAATGTTGATTTGTCCATTCTGTAGCTAAAATCCAGTCTTCTCTAATTTTATTATTTTTTATATATTGAGATATATTTTTTGAAATTCCTTTAGAAAATGCAATATATTTTAATTCATAATTATTATTCTTAATTAATTTAATTTCATTTTGAATATAAGATATAATATAATCAATTTTATTTTCACATATATATTTAAAAATAGTTTTCAATATTTTTAATCCAACTTTTGATGTATCAGTTCTTATAAAACCTTTAATATCAAATTTATGACATATTTCATTACCATCATAAACTACTAAACCGAAATATTTCTTTTTAGCTGGATCCGTTGTTTCTTTTTTATTTATTACAACAAAATTTTTATATATTTTTTCAAATTTTATTTCAATATAATTATTTTTTAAATTAAATTCATTATTTAAGCTTTTTAAATGCTCATTTATTTGTTTTAATAATATATTTGCTTCATTAATTTGTTCATCTATTTGTTCTGATTTTAAATTTACAAATATAGAATCGGTATCACCATAAATAACTTCATATCCAGATTTATTAACAAAATTTATTACATTATTTAATATGTATTTTCCTGTAATTGTAATAATTTCAGCAATTTCTTTATTATATAATCTATATTTTGAATATCCAAGTACACCATAAATTGAATTAGTAATAAATTTAATATTTGTTTCTAATAATTTTAAATGTTCTTTTTCAATCTCATTATTTGTTTCTTTTATTTTATTTTTATAATATTTTCTTAACTCTATAAACTCATCAATTAAATCGCTTAAAAAACTTTTTTTATTTTTATCAAAATAAATATTACTTTTAACAGTTCTAATTAAATTTTCATTATTTGTATTTTTAATTAATGTTTCAATACCGATATTCCAAGTCCTTACAATATTGGGATACAATGATGTAAAATCAAAAACCGCTATATTATTATGAATTCCCTTTTTTTTCGGTTGTAAAGTTAATGCTCCTTCATAAGTTTCTTCATCATTTATTTGTCTTTTTGAAGGTAATACTATTTTTTCTTTATGTGCTTTATGTAATATTAATAAATCTATAATTCTCGAATTAAATAAAACATCATCTAACCCACAGCCAACAAAATATCTTATCTGATTAAAAAAATTAAATATATTTAATTCTTTATCTATTATATATGTTAAAAAAACATCATTTACATTATATTTTATAAATTTATAAAAATTGGTATTATATAAATTATCAATTCCATTATGTTTTACTTTACCAATACCTAAAATATATGAAGAAACATCATCTAATTTTAAACTTTCAATTTCATTAGGTTGTAATCGTTTAAATGATTTCATAACATCGAATATATTTAACCCTTTAATAATTGGTGTTCCTTGAAATATATATACTTCATTTATTGGCGATAATATAGAATAATTTACATTTAAATAATGCATTCTTGAAATTAAATATGGTATATCAAAATGATAAATATTCCATCCAGAAATAATGTCTGGTTGTTCATTTTTTATAAATTTACAAAAACTATTTAACATATCAATTTCATTGTTATATATATTTAAAATTAAACTATAATCAGGTTTTAATTTTGTTTTAATTTGCTTTTTTATAATTGGTGTATTAAATTTTAAATTATAAATTCCTTCATTATATTCATTACTATAAGCAAAACAATAAAATTTTTCAGTATATACATCAAAAATAGAAATAGAATATATTTTATTAATTGCATTATTAAAATTTGGAAACCCGGAAGTAGAATCTACTTCAATATCAATATAGAATATTTTTAAATCTATATTAAAATCTATTGGTTTTATTTTATCAATATAAAAAGATAATTCATTTTTATCAACTTCTATACCAGATTTTGCTTCTAATTCAATTTGGATCCTATTTACAAATAAAATATCATCTTCATAAGTAGTTTTATATAAGATTCGTTCTCCTTCATTATCTTTTCGATTACCACCAACATCAGCTGGAGTTTTACAAATAATTTTTTTTATTTTTTTATTATCTAATGTTTTCCAATCATTTAATTCTTCTATTCTAATTATTCTATTGTTAATATTTATTTCTTCATCATTATTAACATAAAAAAAAGGATTTAAATCTTTTATAATTATATGTTGAAAATTTTTATTTTCATCTCTACCAAAAATATGAGAAATAGTATTATCATTATTTATAGTATATTCAATTTTGTTTATCAATATTTTCATTTTCTTTATTAGCACTCTCGTTTAATTTATCCTCGATTAAATCTAGTAGTTTTGAATATGTAGGATTTGATATTATTTTATTTTTTGGTATAATGTTTTCAAATCTAGATTCTCTAATTACCATAAATCGTTCTTCATCTTTATTCTTAAACATTTCACATAAAATATCTACCCAATATGAAAAATCATCAGAAATATTTGGTAAAATTCGTTCTGTTTTTACAACATCAAAAGCTTGTGCCCCAGTTTTTTCCCATTCATTTTTTCCTTGAACAACACAAATTACAACTATTTTTAGCAATCGTAATAATCTCATTATTTCATTAAATTTTTTATTTCTCCATCCCCATTGTTCAATTCGTATTCTTTTAACTGGCTCATTATATTCATTTAATTGAATTCCTAATACATCTTCTATTAATATATCATTAAGCAATTTATAGTATGATGATAAATCATCGATTATTAATATCCCATCATTTACATTCATTAGTGATTTTATTAAAGATTCAAAATTATTTAATGTCTGTGCATGTTTAATGTTTCCTTGATTATCATATACAAAAGCATTTTTTATTATTATTTGTTTATTTGCTAATTCATTTTTATATGTATTATATGCTTCAATGTGAGCTGCATTTTCGGTATCCATGACATAAATTTTTGTTGGTTTTGGTAAAATAATATCACCACATTTTATTTCTCTTCCTAATACTGAAGATAATGCAAATCTTGTTTTTCCAATTTTTGCTGGGCCATAAACTCCAATTAAAATACCTGATTTTTTAAGTATATCTTCTTTTTTCCAAGTATCATCATCTTTATTGCTAATTATTAATGGTGTATTTTCACTTGGTTTTATATTTTCAATTTTTTTATCATCCCAACCAGCTATAATATTTTCATTTTTTATTTTTTTATTTTTATTAATAACAATATTAGTTTTTTCCATTTATTATACCTCTTTTATTTTTTTTCAATTTCTTCATCATCTACAATTTCAAATTCACTTTCACCAAGTTCAGATATAAGATTATCGAATTCATTTACATCAAAAGCTTTTTTTGGTTGTTCTATTTTATTTTGTATTTGATTATTTTCTTTAGTATCTAATTGAATAATAGGTTTATTTATATTATTTTCTTCAATATCAATTTTAATATCTGGTGAAATTATGAATATTGGAAAAGTTCCAATTATATTAATATAAATATTATTATTTTTTGCTTGTGTAAGTTTTCCAAAAAATAGAAGTTTTGAACCTTTACCAAATGAAATTTGCTCTCTTTTTATCCAAGCTTGAATTGTATTCTCTTGATTATTTTCAGAATTTATTATTTCATCTTCGAATATATCTGGCTCTAATAATAATTTAATACTTTTAAATCGTGGTAAATCTAAAATAGAAGCAACAATTCCTTCAAATACAACTAATCTTGGTTTAGCTTTTAATTGAGAAGTTGAATAATATAAATTATAATAATTAGCTAGTGCTTGTTTATTAATATTATCAATAAAATAATTTGAATATAAAAATTCTAATTGTTCAAATGTTATATTTATATCATTAATTTCTGAAATAATGTCATAAATTATTATATTATCGATATTATTAGATTGTTCGGCATTGTTGTTTTTTGTTTTTATTGTTCCATTAATACTATACCATATATTCAATTTAATTTTATTTAAAATATATTCATTGCTTTTTTCATCACTTTGATTACCTGTAATAATTGATTCAAATAGTTTTATATTATCCCATTGTTTTGATTTGTAATTATCAAAATCAATATAAATACCACCAATAATTATTAAATAATTATGCATCGGTAACGGTTTTAAATAATTAGGATTTTTCATTGTGTCTGTTATATATTCTCTGTTATCGATTGGTATAATTTGCCCATTTTCTATTTTAACAATATTTCTTTTCAATGCATTTTCAAGATTTTCTTGAGCTATTTTTTTATATTCATTATACATTTTTAAACCAAAATCTATTGGACCACTGATATAAATTGGTAATATTATTAATTTTGAAAATAATGTGTATTTTGTTGTATATTCTAAATAAGCTCTTTTTTTTGCATATTGTAAAATAATTGAATCATCAGCATCAGGATGAGTTTGTTTTATTTTATTAATTAATTCTTGGATCCTCTGTTGTATTTCATCCACTGAACGATTAAATTTTTCAGCCCAAATTTTTATAAATGAGAAATCTGATTTATTATTACTTGTAGATTTTTTTGCCATTAATTTTCACCTTATTATTTTATTTTTTTTGCTTATATTTAAACATTTAATTTATTATTAAATTTGTATATCAAATAAATATCATTTTTATCTATATATTTATAAATATTTGTAGAAATTCCGGATTTGATATTATATTCCTCGCAAAAAGTAGCTGGAATTTCTAAAATTAAAGTTTTTAATTTACCACATTTTTTAACATAACAAGTTGGTACTATTCCACTATTATCTATTTTTACTTTTATTTCTTCAATCATAACTATATTTTTTTAATCTAAATATTTAAATATTTAATTAATTTGAAAATTCCATATATATATATATAAATTTTGTATATATATATACAAAATTTAAATAAAATTTAAATATTATAAAAATAAATTTATATTAAGGTGATATTGATGTTTAGTTGTTGTTGTTGTGGTTCTAAAAATTTAATAGAAGATAAAATTAAAGGAGATATTATTTGTAAGGATTGTGGTGTAATTCAAGAGCCAATTTATACTAATAGTGTAAAAATATTTAAATCTAATATTTTTGAAAAATCTTATTATCTTTTTTTACCATACAATGGATTAGGAACATTTATTGAATTTTCAAAACAGCGAATAACAAAAGCACCTCAACGATTAAAAAAAGCTTTATGGAGATGTAAAAACTTAAAAAACTTAAGTGAAATTCTAATATACTATGCTTTTAATTATATAAAACAAATATGTAATATTTTTGAATTACCTGAATTAATAATACATACATCTATATTTATTTATAAAAAATTACAAAAAGAAAAATTTCTAGTTGGAAAACAAATTGAAACTGTAGCTTTAGCGGTTATTTATTATGCTTGTAAAATTAATAAGAGAATATTAGAATTAAATGAATTATCAAGAATTACGGAAATAGATGCAAAATCAATATTTAAGACTTATAGGCAAATATTAATCAAATTCGGAAATAAAATTGAACATATTGATTTATTAAACTTGGCATATCAATACTTAGATAAAATTAATTTAAAACTTAATGAAAAAACTAAAATGGAAATTATTGAAAAAATTAAACAAATTAAAAGAAATATCAATACTCCAAAAGCGTTAATTGGTGCTGTTGTATATCAAATTCTTAAAAAGAAAAATCAAGAAATTACATTGAATTATATTGCTAAATTATTCGGTGTAACTACTATGACATTAAAAAGATATTATAAAATTATTTAATTTTTTTAATTTTATTAAATTTTGATTTTTTATTCTTTTTATTTACATTTTTTAGAAATATTCGTTTTAAAATTATATAATCTAGACCAATTATTAATAAATATGTTAAATCAAATATTAAAATGAATTTTAATGTTGAAATTAATGGTTTGTATCTACCTAAAATAATACCATTCATCGTTATAATTAAAGTGCTATTGTTTATACCATCGAATAAAAGATTTATATTTTTATCTACTTCAATTTTTATGCAGAAATAATTTGCCTCATTTATAAATTCATTATCAAATAATTCAAATCCGTTCATATTTTGCATAATTGCTAAAAATGGATTATTTACATAAGTTGTTGATGTAGTACCAAATAAATTACTAAATAAAAAAAAGTTTTTTCCTTTAATTTGTAAATATAATTGATTATCTAATTTAAAAGCTGAATCATTTAAATAATAAATTTTAGCATTTATATTATTAAATATACTATTAATAAAAATATTCTTTTCTGTTGTTGTATTTGTATTTGATAAACAAAAACCTACAGCTTTATTTTTATTTGTATTTAATGCAAGCATATATACATGTATTTTATCCCAGAAATCAATTACATCATAAGGAATAAATCCATTAGTTATATATCCATTAATATTATTCAAATTTGTTAATATATGAAAATAATTTGCCTCTAATATATTAAATTTTAATGGATTATCTTCTATTTTGTAAATTTCGCTATATTCTAATTTATTACTATTATTATTTATAGATATAATATAATTTCGTTGAAATATTTGAATATTCAATAATTCTAATAATGAATCATTTCCAAAAAAACTTAAATTATTTAATGAATTATAATAATTCTGAATATATATTGTATTTGTAGTATTATCATTTAAATAAGTTATAATATTATCATTATAATTTTCCCAATTAATATAATTTTTTAATTTAATATTATAAAGTTGAGTAATATTTATAATTGGTGTTAAAAAAATTAATATGATAATTATTGTTGTAATTATTTGATTATTAATTGTTTTTCTTTTTCTTTTTTCCTCCTTAATTTTAAATTTATCTCCTTTTATATATAAGAAAAATGCTAAAAATAAAATCATATAAAGTATAATAAAATATTGCTCATTAATAATTAATGAAATATGACAACTAGATAATCTAATCAAAATATATATTACTGGAATAAGTAATATATTCTTATTTTTGTTATATTGTTCAATAAAATAAATACAAATTGTATTAAATATATTTTGATCTGATATATTATTAAGTTCTTGTAAAATATCTAAATAATTTTTTGAAATATAATAATAACTTATTGTTATATGAATTAAAACAGCAATTAATAATGATAATATTGTATATTTTAAAATTTTTTTTGCTTTATATTCATGTAAAGATATAATTGTAATTATTATAACAGGAGTTATTATTAACAAAATATAAGGAATTAGTAAGATATTTAAAAATAAAATTATTAACGTATCTAATCCTCTAAATGTAAATTGATTTATATCTTTTAATAAAATTGTTTTATTTATTTCATTTATACCAAAATTAATTAATACCAAAATAGGAAACGATATAGCTAAAAAAATTAAAATAGTCTTGATTTTATTATTTATCATAAATAATATAAATCAATGAATATTTTTAAATTTGAGTGATTTTATGAAACGAAATATTTTTATCATAATAATATTCTTATTAATTTTTCAATTAAATTTTATATATTGTACTAGTGAAAATGAAGGTATTAAATTATTAAATGAGTTTCCAAACTGGATTAAATCTAATATGCAAATTATTAATTTTGAAATTAAAAATAATGGAATAAATAAAATTAATAATAATAAATATCAATTTAAATATACTATTGAAACAAATATTAGTTTATCTTTTGATACGAATGTAATTTTGAATATTCAAGAAAATTATATATCTAAATATTTAGGTTCAATTATTTTTACTGAAGATGTAGGTTTATGTATGCCAGCTTATTTACAATCTTTAATGGATCCAAATATAAAACAACGATATTATTTATGGCAATTATTTAATTATCCTCCACCTTTTAGTAATGCATTTATTATTCAAGATGATAATCAATATAAAAATAATTTAATAGTTAATTATGGAAATGTTTTATATGCTGATGTATATAATCCAATTGTTTATATTAATTATTTAAAAATTAATGAAGATATTTTAAAATATAAATTATCTGTTCCAATTTTAATATTATTTAATCCAACAATAAATCTTAATATTGAAACTAATCCTAATTATACAATAAATATTTTAGATAAGCAAAATTCTATTAATTATGCATATTTAATTGAGCAAAATATTTATCCGATTAATACAAATACATATGAAATTGAGTTTGATAATGCAACAAATAATATGAATAATATTAATAATTATATTTTAAATAAAATTATAATCCCAACAAATACAACTATGGATAAATTAAAAAATGAATTTTTTGAAACTTTTGGATTCATTCAAATTGATAATATTATTAACAGCTCTAATATAAATAATCAATTTCCAAGTATAGATATTAAAAACAATAATATTTTAATAAATAATATTCAAATTGAACCAATATTTAATCAATATTATCAATATTATAAATTTAAATCAGGCTATTTTTTAATAGATATAAATCCAATTTATAGCAGAACTACTGCTGGTATATTTCAAAATTCTATTATATATAATGATGCTAATGTAAATATCGAAGATAATTTATTGAGATTAACTAAAATAGAAATTAAAAATTTAAGATTTATTTATAAATTAAATATAAACTCGAATTTAATTATTATAGCAGATATTTATCAACAAAATAATTTAAATGTAGATACATCTGAAAGTATAATAGCAAATATTTCTAATCAAATAATTGGTAATTATAATTTACCATTAAATAATTATAGCAGTTCTACAGAAAAAATAAATTATATTATAATTATTTCAATTTCAATTATTGGCTCTATATTTTTATATTATATTTTTAAAAGAAAAAAGAAATTCTCACTTTAAAATACAATTTATTTTTTAAAAACAATTTATTTTTTTTTTAATTTACTTATTAAACGTAGTAAATAATTTTTTATTTTTATTTTTTTTATTACACCATGATAGTATAAAGGCTTCTTGGCATATTTTAATTTCATTTTTATTCAACATTATTAGTCAAAATTTTATTAATTTCTTCAATCATATTAAATATTTGTTTCCCTTTATCTGTTATATAAATAATTTTATTATAATTTGCATCGAGTTTTATTAAATCATCTTTACTTCTATAGAATTCATTAGGATGTATTTTTCGATTTTTCAGCATTCTAAAAAATTCAGTTTTGGAATATTCACCGTTCATCAATACAGATAAAGATTTTTCAAATCCTTTTTTTCTAAATACTCTAAAAAATTCAGTCATTATTTATCACTTTTTTTTAATTTTAAAATTTTAATAGATATTTATAAATATCTATTTAATAAATAAATTTTTAAATATTAAATTATTATTAATATAATAGAGGTATTTTATTATGAATAAACAAAATAAACCATATCAACCTGTAAGATTTTGCCCTGATAATCCTAAACATCAAATTACTTTAATTTATATACTTTATGTATTGTTATTTATTAGTTCTTTTTTAATTGGTATATTATATTATAAGGAATATCTTAAAAATAATAATATTAATCCAGATACTAGCTTATTAAATGAATATAAAAGTAAATTTAAAATGAAATTAACAACAGAATCTACATCTATTACAAAAAATATTAATAGTAGTTCTAAAAATGCTAATTTATTGATTAATCCTTTAGAGTATGATATTCAATTTGTAAATATTCATATTAATATATTAAATAATATTGAATTATATTCAGAAAATTTACATTTTTGGAACGAAAGCCTTAGTAATGATGGATATTGGATGCTTCAAAATAGATATAGTGGTGTTCCTATATATAATCCATATAATGAAAATTGTTTAATTTTAAAATTTCAAATATATATTGAAAGATTTTCAAATTATTCTACAAATTTATATTTCTATTTTACACCATCAATTCAAAATGAGGCCCACAATTTTGAACCAACACCAAGAAATGAAAGTGAAATTGAAAATTATTTTTTAAATATGGTAACTATAGATTTAGAGCCTGGAACTTATTGGTATGAATTTATAAGTTCTCCTATTAATTTGAATCCAAGTGAAACATATAATAATACTTGGTTTTTCTTAATTAAAACAGATAACGCAGCTACACAATTATTATTAAAATCTGGATTATCAAAAAGTCCAATTTATTTTTATTCTAGTGGATGGTCAATTTATGAACATGATGGTATGATAAATTATACAATAAGTCCAATTTCATCAATTACTCCTAGAATTTTAATAAATAATACATTAAATAATTATTCTGTAAATTATGATTATTATTGGAATTTTAATATGAGTAGAATCGATGAAAAATATATTAATCTAATATTTAATATTGAAAATTGGGGAAATTGGAGTATTACATATGATTATAATGTTACATTTATTCAGACTATTTATGATGTTGAGTTAGTATTATTACAAAAAAATGATGAATCAATTTATTTAAAATTTGTAAATCAACTTTTTTTACAAGTATATATACCAAAATATATTACATATATAATACCTAGAGATTGGAATGTTATAACAGTGAAGTATAATTATGATAATCTTAATTATACAGAAACTATAGATAGAGAATATAAATACATTAATTGTTTAGCAAATAGAGGTTTATATGAATTTTATATTTACATTGAATTTTAATAGGTGATAATAATTTTAATTCCTAAAAAAGTAAATAAAGTAAAATATATATATTTTTTATATGTATTAGTCATTATTTTATTTTCTTCAACATTATTATTGTATTATAAAAATTTTATATTAATACCTAATAGTGAAAATGCTTTCAAAACAGAATATAAAAACAACTTTAAAATGAATTTATTATTAAATTATGAAAATATTTCAAATCTTTATAATACGACTAATCCAAATTTTGCTTATTATCCGATTTATAATCCTGATAATTTAAATATAGCATATGCAACCGTAAATATTACTAAAAGTAATATAATTGTGTATTCAAATGAATATGTAGTAGAGCCATCACCTAGTTATGATATGTTTTATGAAGATTATATTGCATTAAAGATTTATATTAATTTTGATGTAATTTGTAATTTATCTAATTTTAGATTATATATTTTAAAAAATTATGAAAATGAAACTAATATTAGTATTTATTTAACACCAGCAATAAATATTAGCAATAATGCTTATCCAATTAATATAACAGAACTTAATGATTATTTTTTAGAAAATATTTCACTTAATCATAGTGGTTATCAATGGATAGAATCAATTAATAATATTACTTTAAATTCACAAAATACATATAATAATACTTGGTTTATTATTTTATATATAACCGAAGAAATACCACATGATTTTTCTATTTGTGGTAAATATATGGATGATTATATAACATTTAGATATTATAATAATAGTTGGCTTCCATCAAGTTATAAACCAACTATGAAATATATATTAACACCATTAGATAATAATATAATAATTAAAGTTAAAAAAGAAGGACAATATGAACTACCTGATATTGAAACAGATGAATATAAATATTGGGTTTTATATCCAGATAATCGTATTGATTTTTTAATTTATTGGGATAATTATAGTATAACTGATATAACCTTTAATATAATATATAATTCTATAATATTTAATACAGATGTTTCAATAATAAAAAAAACCGAAACTTATGTTTATTTAAAATTTATTAATCAAATTATTATTAATAATATTTATACGATTAGTAGTATTTATTATCAATTACCTATAAAATGGGATATATTATCTATTAAGATAAATCAAATTAATGTAGAATATAACGAAACTTTAGATTATAATTCATTAACTAAAATTATTGTTTTAAATGAATATAGAAATAATGCATTATACGAAATATATATATATGACGAATTCTAAAATAATAATATGAGAAATTTTAAAAACTTTTTTTATTACATAATTTTAATTACACCTATTATAATTATATTAAATTCATATATAACAGATTTAATTATTTTTAAGATTTTTACATCACCAGAAATTATACAATTTACTTATGTGGGTATTGAATCTTATTTATTAATTATAATTAATATATTTCTAATACCATATATTATTATTTTTATTGGATTAATTATAATGATAATAATAATTTCATACGAAAATTTAGATATAAATAAAGTTTTTAAATTTTCATTGATAGCATTTTTTATTTCTATTTGGCTCCATTTTGTAATTGTATTGGTTTATATAAATTATAATTGTTCTCAAATTATTAATAATATTCAAAATTCTAATAATACAGACTTTTTATCAAATTTAGGATTATTTTTATTAGACTCATATAAAAAAATTGGAAATAAACTTTATTTACTTGCTTTTTATGTAATAATGAAAAATTCATCTTATAAAATACCAATTATTAAATTTGACCAATATATTATTTTTGTATATATAATTTTATTTATCTATATATATATAAATATTTATCAAGATAAAATATTATTAAAAAAGAAAATAAAAACACAAAAAATATATATATATATTTTATTAATTCTAATTATTTTACCAATTATAAATGCAATTCAATTTTGGAGTTATCGATTATCTAATTATTTAAATTGGAACAAATTCAATGAAAATTCAACTATAAATATCTATAATAATAATCCATTTAATTCAATAGAAATAAAAAATAATACCAAAACTGAAAATATTGGTTTTATTAATGAACTCAATTTAAATTTTAGTAATTCATTTAATAAATATGAATTATATACATTAGAGAATATTTATAATATAACAATAAATAATAATATACAACCATTAAATTTTTCAATAGTTTTTAAATTTAGCGATAATCCTATTTATTATAATGTATTTGAATCGAACTTTTTTCATATACTAGTGGAACCTAATACAACAATTAACGGATATAATACAGATGGTTTTATACCAAAAAATGCATCATCTTTTTGGAGTTTTATTAATGCATACTTAATAGCATATAATAGTAAAGAAAATAATTCTTATGCTTTTTGTTTATCAAATACTATAAAAAAACAAGAAGAATTTATATACATTAATGAAAATATTGGATATATAAAAAGTTTAGTTCAATATGTAAATGATGCTGGTGAATTTTATAATATCGAGGGAACCATGCAAATAATGTTGCCTATTGATTTATCATATTCACCAATTTATAATTTAGTTAGAACTAATACACAAGAGATTTATACTTATAATTATTTATCAGCTCCATTAAATGTATTGAATGGATATAAAAAATTTACAGGTTATGCAAATTACATAATTTTAAGAATTGAAATTAAAAAAGATATAAATGCTAGTTTTTTAAATAATTCATTTTATATTTATTTGAATGGATTAATTATTGGAAAATCAACACCATTTTATATTGTAATTAGAAATATTATTATTTTTGATTCATTCTATATATTAATTTTAATTTTTATATATAGAAAAAAAATAAAAAAGAATGCTCTTAGGATCCAGAAATATTGTACTTAACATTATCGATATTAAATATAATATAATCAATAGTTCCAACATTATTTTCAAGTGTTCTTCTAAATTGAATTTTTTCAATTATAATATTAGTTGTATCAAGATAAAATAAAAATCCAATTGTAGATTCATCATTATATATTTTTAGTTTTATATCGATAAATCTATCTCCTTCTTCAAAAAAATAAAACTCTAAATATGTTCCATAAAAATGATGACCATTATAATCATAATCAAAAGTTATACTAAAATAAGTAAAATATAATGAAAAATATTCTTTAAATGAAATTTTATTTCTGTAACCATTTATAATATTGTATTGTATATTATTGCCAGAAAAAAAATCTGATGTAGCAAATATTTTTTGATATTTACATTGTTCATAAACGCTATTTCTTATTGTAAAATAATTAAATTCAAAATTATTTATTGATACATTATTTGATTCAAATCCAAAATTCATTTCTTTAAATATTGTATTTTCAAATGAAATATTATATGTTTTTAATTTTATTGGATTAACCAATATAAAATTAGATATAAATAAACCAAATATAGAACCAAGAATTATACCAAAAATTAATTCTATATATGATGAATTTTTAATTTTTTTTTTTTTAAAAATTAACATTTTATCACCTTTAGATTAATAATGTCCCATTTAAATTGTAATTAACATTATTAATATTTATTAATAATTCAACATTATTAGTATTATCAACATTTAACCCTAATATTTTTAAATTAATATATTGATTATTTGATATAATTTTTAATAATAAATCATTTAGTTTTAAATTTTCAGATTCTATAGGTCCCACAGCACCACAAACTGCAAATCCATAACTATAATCAAAATTTTGTGTTATTAAAACTCCAATAATTTCAAACATAAAACTATATTTTATCATTTCAAAACTAGTAGTTGTATTTTCTATTGTTAAATTTTCAGCAGTATAATTACTTCCAATATAGTCTAAGAGTTTATCTGAGGAAATACCTAAAGAAAAGGATTTTGTATATCTATATTTATTTATTGAACTATTTAAAAGTTCATAGAGATAAAAATTTTTTATATCATTATAATTCTCATTAGGAGCAATTGAATAAAATTCCAAATTTAAATTAATTAAACAATATGAATAATTATAATAATCAATTGTTGAATTATATACATAAAAATTACTAATTTCAATATCCAATCTAGAAAATTTCTGATTATTAATTATTGTAGTTATATAAATAGATGTTAAAATAATAGAAAAACTTAATATAAATGATATTAAAAAAAATAATCCAGTTCTTTTTTTCATATATTAATAGAAAAGTAAAAAATATTTAAATATTATTAAATTTATTTAAATTCTATGTCAATAAAAATATTTAATATATAAATTAATTTTTTTATTAATTTATATTGAAAAACAAATCGATGTATCAATTTTCACTTTTTTGAGTAAAAAATGTTGGAGAATATTTAAATACTATTATATATATATATATATATAAATATAAAATAAAAATGGTGAAAAAAAATGGAGGAAATAAATAAAATTTTATGTATAATAAATTCTTCTTTTTCATCAGGTATGGTCCCTGCATTACTTTTTAGAGGTCCTGCAGGGACCGGAAAAACCCTGATGAGTGAAAAAATAGCTGAAATTCTTTCAGCTAAATTGTATTTTTATCAGTGTTTTAAAAACACTGATGAAAATGCACTTCTTTTTAATTATATCCCCGATGAAAATACAACATCGGGAATTAAATTAATTGAAGGGAAAATAATATGTGCTTTAAAATCATCTATAACAAACAAAACAGTGCTTGTTATAGATGAATTTGATAAGACATCACCATCGTGTGATGCCTTTTTTCTGGATTTAATCCAGAAATGTAGAGTAAGCACTCCAATAAAGGAGTGCGAAGATATCATTGGATGTAAAGAAAATTTAGTAATAATCTTTACATCCAATGATATGAGAGAATTTTCGGAACCCTTCATGCGAAGGGTTTCCGTTGTAAAGTTTGAATATTTCACTGCGGATTATATTCGCAGTGTAATATTCAAAAAAACCAAGTGTGAAGAGCACTTGGATTTATTAGTCCAAGTGTATCTTGACACTTTAAATTCAGGGATTCGTGTTGCTACAATCCCTGAATTATTAAATCTACATTCTTATTTACATATAGCATCTCATACTCAATCTTTAAGTTGGGATGAGATGCTATATACTTTTATAGTAAAGGATGATGATTCCTTTGAGTTATTCAAGGAATATGTATCATCCAGAAAAATAAAAATTAAAGAAAAGGAAAAGGAAAAGGATGACAAGTTGTTCAAAGCTTACAATGTTACAATTAACAACATTGATGACAACGATAACGATAATAACGACGAAAATAACAACGAAAACGAAAAAATACCATATTTAAAAATAATAAAAAGGATTAAAAAAGAAGCTCCAATTAGCGAAGATAAACCAGTTGCTTGTTACATTAAAAATAATACAGAGAACATTACAAAAATGGCATTGACATATGATCCTTCAGATTCAATAAATAAAATTGAAAAATGGACTATACATAGAGATTTCATAACAAGATCTGCACCCATTTTTTTATATTCAGATCTGCTTGAAAGACTTGAAACAGTTGAATACATATATGCAAGGGGACCTATCTTTTGCAGTGAAAAAACATTAATAGAAATATTACGGTGTTTAATAAAGAGTTATAATTTTACAGTGGAACAGTGGATGAAAAAAGAGTACTTAATAAAGAACAAAGACGACATAATATTAATCAAAAGAAAAAAATATAGAAACATTTTATACTATGATGTACACATGAACTATAAAAACATTGAAACTTTTAAAAGATTCATGGAGCAAATCAATAATGACTTTGGATTTGGGAGATTTATTCATAAAAAAATAGAGAACTATATAATTATTAATTCATTTATACATTATAACATGGATTTCATTGAACACATAGCTAAAAAATACAATGTTAAAATTAAAAAACAAGAACACGAATGGCCTGATATTGAGATAAATAACGATCACATAACAATTTTATACAATAATAAGATTTTGCCTAAAAATATTTATGATTACTTCATTAACAATGAGAAACTAATGAAACATGGGAAATTACAAATATATTCTTATGATGATGGTTTCGAAGATTACTTAGATATGCTTTCTTCAAACATAGATATTATAGGTGATGTTATATTTGATGGAATAAATGGTGATTTTTCTATTGATTACATTGATAACATAAAAAAATTTGTAATTTATTTAAATAAATATGAAAAGGAAAACTATGAGAAAATTAACAAAAAGGAATTAATAGATCAATTAAAAGAAAGGTGTAAAAAAAAATGAAGATCAAAAAAATTACTTTAAAACATAAATATCAGCCGTTTCAGGAAAATAAAAAAAATGAGAACGATGAAAATAATAAACATATAGAAGAAGAGAAGAAAGAATTGGTTGAAAATTTAACCAATTCATCTGAAGATTTTCATGGTGGAAATGAAGATACAAAATCTAAAATGCAAAGTAGCAATACTAATGAGAACGATAATTCTAATGATTCAAATGATAGCAATAACTCCAACAATAACAACAACAACAATAATTCCAACAATAACAACAACAACAATAATTCCAACAATAACAACAACAACAATAATTCCAACAATAACAACAACAATAATTCTAACGATAACAATAACAATGATGACAATTCTAATAAAAACAATGATAATTCCAATGGAGGTAATGGTAATTCTAATGAAAACAATGATGAAGATAATGATTACGAAGACAATGAAAATAATGATGATTACGAAGACAATGAAGATAATGATTACGAAGACAATGAAAATAATAATGATTACGAAGACAATGAAGATAATAATGATTACGAAGACAATGAAGATAATGATTACGAGGACAATGAAAATGATAATGAAGATGATGAAGATGATTACAATAATAACAATGAAGGCAAATTCAACAAAAATAAAGTTGTTAAACTAAAAAAACTCAACCAATTAAAACAAATAAAACAATTATTCTATAACACCATTACAAATATAGCAATGGAGAAATCAGAAGAAGTACTTGGTGGGACAGAAAAATTATCGATAAAACAATTATTAAAACGAAACCTAAACCGTTCAATTCAATTAAAACAATGTTACATTGATATAAAAAGAGAAAACATTTATTTAGTATTAGATACATCAGGTTCAATGGAATGGTGGAGCAAAAAATTGGAAATGATTTCTGATTTATCGATAAAACGAAAAGATATTGAGATCATAGAAGCGCCCAATTTTGATATTTCATTTAACAATTACAACGATGGAAAAGCAATTTTCATAGAAAAGCAAAAAGATTTATCTGATAAAACATTCATTTTAGTAGGCGATTTCGATGGTGGCAATTTTGTGTATGATTTACAGAAAAAAAATGCTAATGTTGTCTGGTTATGCCCTGAAGATCGATACGAAGATACACTTGAGCATGACTGGAATGAACATTCATTAGATGAAATAACAAAAACAAAAAAAGTACAATTCTTTAGAACAATAAAGCTAAGAGATTTAATTACAGCATTAAAAAAAATTGAAAAATTTTATTAATTTTATTTTTGATTAAATTTTTTGGAGTATAAATTTTAGAAAAATTCTCATTTTCGGATTTTATCGGAAAATTATTGCCCGAAAAAATTTATAAACTCCAAAAAACTAAAAAGCTCTCTTTTTTTCTATTTTTGGATCAAAAAAACAAAAAACTCAAGTAAATTGAAAGAATAATTCATATTATAAATATAACCATATAGGAATGTTAAACCTTTTAGGGAGATGTTATTATTGCTCCAGTAAGAGTATATCAGAAGAAAATTGCAGTTGTAACTAAAATTGCTACAAAATTTTTATTTTCAAAAGATTTTATCGTATTAAGGAAGAAAAATGAAATAAATTTACTAGATTCGTTTGCTTTATTCCATTTGTTGAGACAAGATGAAAATATTAATAGATTAGAACAATTATCCTCTACTGGAAAAAGTGGCTATCCTAAAATTAAAAATAAACAAAGTATATTAAAAACCGAGTTTTATAAAACCAAGATCTCTCTAAAAGAATTACAAGAAATTGTAGTTCTTTACGATGAAATATATAAGAAAATCTTCATTAATCTTGAAGAAAAATAAAAATTGAAATATTAAAAAAGTCTATTACAAAAAAAAGAATATTGGAACCAAAAAACTTTTACGCAAAAATTCAAAAAAAGCTTTTCAATTTTGTTCTAAAAAAAAAAGATTATAAAAATATTTATATAAAAATAAAAAAAAATTTATTTAGAAATATAATGCGGTTCTTTGCAATGATAACAAACAGCTTTTTCTCGTCCAACTTCTAGTGCTTTTTTTAAATATGATGATGGAATAGGTATTTTTATTGCTATTAATTCTCCTTTTTCTTTATTTATTTCTTTAATTCTATATATATTCTGCGTGAAAAGACCATGTATATAATTTGTTTCAATAATATAATCATTAACTTCAACCGGAATTAATGCATGCTCTCTACAGGCTAATGGCCCTTTAGTATAAACCTCTTCAGCAGTTTTTCTATCACCATAATTATCTGTTATGATTACAGAATAACCAGTATTACTGTATCCACCTCCTTTTTCATACATTGCAGGAGGATCTGTAGTAACAAGATCAAATACTTTTTCAATTGGACCATATTTTTTTTGTGGACAAGATTCTAAATCCATTTTTTTAACCTCTTATTTAATTTTAATATATATATAAAAAAAATAATATTTAAATTTTACTTAAAAAAAAATAAAATATTATTTTATAGAAAAATTGCTTGGGATGTCATATTTATTATTTGATTATTAAATTTTGCTATCATGTAAGAATTTTCTTCATCTTCACAATCTATATATATATAATTTATTTCCAAATGATTATCTAATGTTTTTATTATTGTTGTTAAGTTATCAGTTTCAATTAAATCATTATGTTCATCTATAAATGACATTATGAATTCAGCAGCTTTATCAAATGAAACCATTACATCATAATCATTATAATCATTAGTTTCATTAGATAATTTTATGTATATTCCAGGAATGAATGCCCTAACAGATTTATAATCGATAACATAATTAAAATCAAGATTTGAACCATTAGTATATCCATACATAAGAATTGATATACACATAAAAGCTTGATTTCCAATTAAATTTTCCATAAGTTCTCCATCTGATTTATTCAAAGAACCATGAGTTTTTATATAATTTACAATAGCATCAATTTGTTGTTCATCAAATTCCCAAGAATTCATCTGTAATACATCAATATTAAAATCATAATGTTTTACATTTGGTTGCCAAGAAACTTTTATATAAAATTCATCTGAAAATGTAATTCTAATTCCATTGATATTATCTTCCAATGTTTTCAATTCTTTATATTTCATTCCATAAATTAGCGATGCTACTGAAATACCTATAACTAAAGATATTACCAACCAATTTTTCCAAGTTTCTTTTATTGGTCTTTTAATAAAAGAGGGGCATTTTTGTTGTGTTACCATATAATCACCTATTTATTTTTAATAAAAAAACAAATTTAAACTTTTACTAAATTAATTTTTTTACTTTTTTTTAATAAAAATAATTTAAAATATTTAAATAAAACTATAATTATATAAAAATAAAAAAATAATTAAAAAGGAGGTTAAAATTTTTAAACACCCTTATGGATAAAGAAGAATTTTAATTAATTCTATTTAATATTTTTTTAATACACTCATTTTTATCATTAATTAATAAATTAATTTTATCTTTAAATTTAATAATATTTGGATTACTAGCAATAGCCATTTTTACTAACATATTATTATCATTAAATAAAATATTATAATCATCAAATTTTGTAGCATTAATATTTTCAGCCACAAATATTCTAGTTATTACATCATTATCATAAAAAAATTTCTTATATTCTTCAAATTTTGTAGCATTTGGATTAGATGCTATAAATCTTTTTACTAATATATTATCAATATTAAATAATTTTTTATATTCCTCAAAATTTACAGCATTTGGATTTTTTGCTACATACATTAAAACAAATGGATCCTCAACATAAAATAAATTTCTATATTCATCAAATTTTACAGCTAATAAATTTGATGCAATATTGGATAATATATATCTATTTTTTTCATTAAATAATGTTCTATATTCATTAAATTTTGTAGCTCCTTTATTACTAGCAATACAGACTTTAATTAAATCATTATTTTCATCAAATAAAAATTTAAATTCATTAAAATTTGTAGCATATTCATTATTAGCAAGTTGAATTTTTATAGATAAATCAGATATTTTAAATAATATTGGAAATTGAGGTAATTCTGAAATTATTTCTATATCTCGTTTTATTAATTTTCTTAAATAAGATTTATAATTATCCTTTTCAAAAAATACAAAAATACTCGGTTTTAAAATACAAATAGCATATTTTAATTTTTCATATTTATCATCAGTTAAAATTTCTGAATTATCATCTATACTCTGCAATATTGTAATAAAATTAGCATCAATGTATGATTGCGATTTAACATTTTCATAAACTGACTGCTTATTTATGAAATTAACAAATTCATAAAAAAACTCTTCTTTTATTAATGATAAACTTTTTAATAAAAAACTCGATATTGGAACTATAAATCTATAATAATTTTCAATTTCGGATTGAATTTCTAATGATTTAATTCCAAAATTTGATATTCCTTCAACCCAGCTTTTAAACGCAAATATTCTCTCTTCTAATGATAAAAATATTTCATTATTTCTATTTTCTAATGATACAATTTCAAAACTTCTAATTACTAAATCTTCTGTATTATACTTTATTAAATCTTCAATATTAGTATTGTAAATAGCAGTATGAATACAATATAAATAAAATCTTTTAATTACTTCTCCAGTTTTTAAATCAATTTGTTTTAAAACTAAAAATTGTTTATTAGTTTTTTCATTTATTAATGCTGTTAAAAAAACATCATCATAAATAAAAGGATAATCAAATTCCATAAATAATATATTTTAATGAAAATTTTTAAATATAAAGATAAAAATTTATTATATATGAATAATTTTAAAAAGTTACTAAATTCTATAACAATTGAAGAACTAAAAAGAATTTGTAATGTTTATGGAATTTATGGTTATTCTAAATATAAAAAAAAGAACGAATTGATTAATTTTATATTAACAGCAACTACTAAAGAGGAACAGGATAAAATTTATATTAAAGAAAGAAAACAAATAATAAATAAAATCTTATCTATGGCTTATAATTTAATAATCTTTAATGATAAGCTAGAAAAAATAACAAATATTAAATTCAAATGTGAAAACAATGTATTTATTTTAACGATGTTATGTTCTGGTTTTGTAGGAAATTGGGATATTAATACTGAATTAAAAATAGAAAATAACGAAATAATAGAAAATTGTAATTGTAGAATTGGTATAAATAATGGATTATGCAAGCACTTAATGATTCTTTATATTATAATTTGTCTTAATTATGATATATGTAATTTACCTTTAGATATTACGAAAAATGAAATATTAAAATTTGAGCCTATTATTTCTAATTTTCAATTATATATTAATTTAAAAAATTCGGATCCTACTATTAAATTTGAAGATAATTATTGTTATTATATAAATAATTTAGCATTATTAACAACTTGGATTTCACCATTCACATTAAAACAAGATGAAAAATTTGAAATATTTATTGATTCAATATCATTAGATAATAAATTAAAACAACATGTTACAAATAGAATAATTGATCCATTAAAAAAAGGAGAAAAATCATTAAGAAAATTAAAAATAGATAATTATGGGATCCTATATAAGATATTTTGTGATAATAAATTAAGAAATAAAATTTTAAAAACTTATATTGAATATTTAAATGAACAACCTAATATATCAGATTTATATGAACTTTTATATGAGAATATTGATGAAAATAAAAATAAAAATCCACTAATTTTGGATTGTTGAACTTAAATTTTTTAATCTTCTTTCTATTTCTTTAAATTCTATAAATGGTAAATCCCTTATATCGAATAAAAATGTTTCATTGCTTATAAAATCTATATCATCAGGTGTAGATCTAACTATTTTTTTAATATCTAAATCATAAATATATTTTACAAAATCATTTTCAAATAATATCGTTCCACAATGAATATAAATATTTTCATTTTTAAACAATTCATTAATTTTATTAATATAAAAATTAATAATCGCACTGCTATGATCTTTTTTTACTCCATATTTAAATAATCTAAAAAGAATCCAAATATGTTTTTCTTCAGAAAATATATATAAAACAGGACACCAATTTAAATATATTAAATTACACAATTCACTAAAAATATCTGTTATAACTCTAGCATTAACACAACTTTTTGAAGTTGATATATTATATAATTCAAGATAAATATTCTCAATTTGTTTAATTTTTTTTATATTTTTTCCTTTTCGTAGACTCATATGTATATAAAAAAAAGTATAATATTTAATTATTTACATTTTAATTTTAATCTTTCTTCTGGATTAATAATTTCCAATTTCTTTCTCATATACCATTTTTTAAATTTAGGTGTTAGTTTTATTCGATATTCATATTCATCTTCATTAATATCAAGTTGATCTGATGGTTCTATTTTAATTAAATCATCGTTCTTTAATATATCTAATGTAATATAATCAGTAATTGTATTTATACATACATT